AGGGGGGAGGGGGGAGGGGGGAGGGGGCGTCCGTGCCCTGGCTGCCTTGCCGGTGCCTGCGTGGCAATGTCATCTTTGCGCAATGGGGATGTTGTGTCAAGCCGGGGCTCAAAATTTTGACCCTGGAATTTTTGCGACGAGTTCTCCTAGTACACCTGTATACAAAGTATACGGGGCCATTTTTGACCCTGTGGTGTGAGAGACACGGGTAAGACATACCGCCCCTCCCCCGCCTCCCCCCGCGTGGGTGTCCGGCCGGGAAAAGAATTCTTTGTTCGGAACACACGGCGCTGGAGATTGATTCAGCTTAACTACAACTAGTTAAGCAAGTGCGGCTTGTGCTACTATTTGTTCAGGCAAAGCAACTACGCCGAGCCACCGACCGGAGCACCACACATGGAATACGTCTGGCTAGCACTCATCCTCGCAACCGTGTTCACGCTGGGCTACGGCCGCGTCTGACCCACAACCTGACTGGAGATACACCATGGCTAAGCAATCCGTACGTAAGAACTCGTCCCTGAAGGCCGACGCTGCCGTAGCGTCCCGCTCAATCACTGCATGGGGCGAAGCCCTGTCGAAGGCTGCAGTCGAGCATACCAACGCGTCCCGCCTGCTGCTGGAGCTGGTGCTCGAAGCGCGCCGCTCTGGCTTCGACGTCGAAACCGTCGTGGAACGTGTCCGTGACGCCTTCCTCGACGCCGGCTGCGCCGAGCTGACTGCGAAGATGCGCGGTTCCGAGGCGAAGACCATCATGACCCTCCCCGAAGAAGCCCTGGCCGGTGCCGGCGGCGGCAGCGTCCAGACCTTCGCGAAGTCGGCACGGGAGAACGCCAAGGCCAAGGGCTTGATCAAGGGGCGTGAACGCGCGCCGCAGACTCCCAAGGCTCCGCCGGTCGAAGGCGACCCGGCAGCACTGGCCGACCTGCGTGCTGCGCTGGAACGTGTGCGTGCCCAAGCGGCAGGCAAGGCCACGGCGCTGGAGTTGATTTCCGAGATAGCCGACCTGCTGGACGACGTGGCCACGGAGCTGTTGGCGGACGACGCCGAATGATCTGAGCCCGATGTACCCAAAACCCGGCCTTGCGCCGGGTTTTGTTGTTTCAGATGTAGCGAAAGGTTAACTAGTTGTAGTTAAGCTAAAGCCCGATTAGAGGGTAAAAACGGCTGCAAGCCGCGTGGCACTAGGCGTCCAGCCTGATTCCCACAGGCGGCCAGGGCTAGAAGTAGCCACGAGACGACCACGAATATCTATAGTTTTAGTAAAATAGTAAAAAATTAAAAAAGAAAATACTACTCTAAGTGATTGATTTACATAGGAATAGTAAAATAGTAAAGAAATTTACACATAAGCCTACACGCGCGCGGGCGAAAGCGATACAAGAAGGGTCGCGCCCAAACCACTTCCCGTATCAACCGAAAAATCCGAGTCATACGGTTTTCTCTTATGCGAAATCGCTTACTATTTTACTATTCCCAATGAAATCAATGACTTGGGCTAGTAAAACGCCTAGTAGTAAAGCCCATTTCTTACTAAAAATGGCGCCCGCGGTCGGGTTTTCTTGACCCTAACCCCTAGAAGCGTATGATATTAGTTAGACAAGTGCGTCTAGTGAACCCTGCTACAAGCGGCCTTAGTGCGCCTTGCTTAACTACCACTAGTTAACGGAGTAACCCTAATGCACCCAATCTGGCTTTACGCCGTCGTGAGCGCGCTTATTCTGGTGGCCATCCTCGGCGTGGTCGCCGCCACCGGCTACCATGGAATCAACCGCATCCGCTCCATCGTCGGCTGGCTAGTGTGGGCGGCGGCCACCGCCACCGTCCTTGCTCTCAGCCTTAACTACGCTAGTTAGCGGAGACCGCACCGTGTACTACCTACAGTTCTACCGCATGACCAAGACGGGCCCGGTCGAAGCCACTGGCGACCGCTCCGTGCTCATCGTGGACGGCCGCTACAGCCGCACCGTTCAGTATCTGCATGGCAACACGTGGGCGCACAAGCACGGGTTCGTGGGCTTCCGCCTGCGCCGTGGCCCCACCTTCAGCCGCGCCGAGAACGTCGGCAACTACCAAGAGGCCCAGTGAACATGACCGACAAGACCTATACCGTCTTCATCCGTGAGACGGGCAACCCCGCTGATGGGACGATGTTCGTAACCAGCGTGACCGCCTCGGGCCCGGGCGCCGCCATGACCAAGGGGATGGACGAGTGCGCCACCAGCTGGGGCATGACGACCGCCAGCCTTGAGGCCGTGGGCTGCGCCGCCGGTGACGTCGAGATCCTCAACTGGTGCGACGCCGGCTACACGTACGATGAGCTGCCAAGCCAAGGAGACCCGGAATGATGCGAGCGCCCCTGAAGGACCAGACCGTAACCGCTGGCATGCGTGCCGAACAGTCGTTGCGTGGCCAGCTGGCCCGCGCCACCGGTCAGGACTACCAGCCACATCCGAGCGACCGCACCGCCATCGTGCGAACCGCGTACAGTGAGCCCGCGCAGTCAGTGCGCTGGCCGGCGCAACTGCTGGGAGACCGGGAGGCAGTCCACGCATGGATAGCCGCCCGCATGCCGATCTACAACGTGATCGCCTATGGCGACGAGGATGACAGCGATGCGTAAATACGGCGAGCCGCGCAAGCACACGGCGGCGAACGCGTGGGGGCGTGACACGACCACCACCCGGACAGCCTACGTGGTCGAGGAGGCCGACGTGGGGCGTTTCATCGAGCACTTCGGCGGATACCGCAACGCCTCCCGACGCCTTGAGGCCGACGACGTAGGGCGGATCATGGAGCGCATCACGGACGGCACCAGCTACCGCTGCTGGCACTTCGGCAGCGTGTTCCCTGACATCCCAGACCGCGTCGCAGACTGATCCAGCTCAAGCCCTGGCGCGCCAGGGCTTCGGCGGGCAATGTCGCCCGGACTGACCGGAGATCCACCATGAAACAATTCGAGACCCGTGGCATGTACCGCGAGGTGACCAGCGCCGGCGCTTTCCTGCTGGCGTTTTTCGTCGTTCTGGCCCTGGCCATTTAGCCATGAGCCAGATAATCCAAGCCACCGTAAGAGGTGTCGCAGCAGCGCGAACAACTTTCGACGCACTAGCCGGCCGATGTGTCCAGTGGACGACGAAAAAAGGCCGATGGCACGTGTTCCGTTTCCACTGGGCGGGGCCGGTAAAAGGGCTACCCGGGAGCGCCGAAGAATACTTGAACCACAGCGGCGTGCACCCGGCTTCGATCCATCACATCGCGCCCGGCACACACTGTTCGTACTGCCGCCAAGGCGCTAACTAGGAGTAGTTAAGCCATGCATCCTATCGACGCTTTCACCATGCAGCGGCTGCTTGCGGCGCTGCGAGCGCTCCAGTACGAGGGCGCGGTGCCGGTCTGCCCTAACGAAGGTATCTGCTGTTACCTGGCCCGGGCGACTGATGTGTCTGTCCACGTCATGACGCTGAAGCTGCGCCAGTACTTCGTCCAGTGGCCGGAGTTCAGCGGGGACCGGGCCTACCCGGTCTCCACCAACAAAGCCGTCACCGCAATGGACCAGTACGACCTGGCGAGTGACAAGGAAGCCTTGTGGTCCATGCGCACGCCCTATGGCCTGGCGCGCTGGCGCCTGGTGGACTGGCTGGCAGACGAGTTCGCCCGGGAGCTGGGAAATGTCTGATTTCGCAGTCGCTATCATCGTCGTGGCTGTCACCTACGCGGTGCCGTTGTCGATCATGATCCGCGTGATGTACCTCAAAGCCGTGGACCGAGGCGCGAAAGCCATGATCAAGGCGTTGCTGAGCTCGGCGCGCAAAGACGGCGACCCGTACGTCAGCCTCGAACTGCTGGAAAAACTGCTCAAGAACTGGGAGAACGACAAATGATCACTGCAACCCTCGTGATGTACCTCTGCGCCAGCGACGCCAAGGACGACTGCCAAGTGTGGCTCGCTGGCCGCTGGGTCGGCGACGATGCCGTGGCTGAGTGCGAGTACAAGCGCGCCCAGGGCCAGGCCGAGCTGACCTTCAAGGCGCCGGACGCCGTCGTGCTGCTGACCTGCCAGGTCGAGGAGGACTAGCCATGGACCGCCGTCTACAGCTCGCCCGCAGCCTGGAGGGCATGACGTATCGGCTCTGGGAGGAGTGGCGCGACGCGCCGGACCCCTTCAGCCGCAAACTGGCGCTGAAGGCCAAGACCTTCGCCGTCGTGGTATTCGACCGTTGCCTGCGCCAGGAGGCCTGACATGTTCGACTTCGAAGGCATACCTGGCGGTCGCGAGACGTGCACCATCGCCAAGATCGTGGAAGACGGCGCGATGCTCTACGGCGTTGGCTTCGTGGTGTTCGAGCACAGCGTGATCATCAGCTCGTTCGTTTTTTCCGACCAACGTTTGCGGCGGCAGACGCTGGCTTCGGTGGGCTGCAGAGCCTACACAACTGAGTGGATTTTAGGAGATGAACCATGTTCTACATCCAAATGACCAAAGTGCCCGAGTTCGTCGCTCAGGCCGTCGCCGAGCACGAGAGCGTTACCCTGGTGCCGGCCTATAGCCCCGACCGCGTCCGCGTGGCCGGGCCCCACGACAAGCGCCTGTTCGAGATCGCGGAGGCGCTGGGCGCCTTCCCGCCCGATGGCTGCAAGTGGCCGGGAGACCAGCCATGAGCTACTACCGTTTCTTTGCATGGTTCTACGCCATCGGGTTTTGGATACTTTTCGTCGCGATCAACATCGTAGCCAACCAGCGTGACGAAGCCCTGGCCATGGCCCGCCCAACCATCACCACCGAAAATGGCGTGGTCACTGTCCAGTGCACGCCTGGAGAATCGAAATGACCGATAAAATGACATTCTGCGATGACCACGCATGGGTAGGCCCGGACGGGGAGGAATGCCCCGAGTGCGAAAGCACCTGGCGCCATCTTGATTCTGCATGCACCCCTCCCGCCGCGCAGGTGCAGGAGGAGAAGCCGGAGGTGGTGGCGCTTCGGTGGCGTGTTATTGACCCGCCGCAGAACAACCCAGGATGGCACCTTGATTTCCGCACCCCAGTGTTAGACGGCATCGAAGAGCAGGGGCTGATGACCGTCGCCCAGCACGAGCGTATGACAGCCAGCATCAGCGCAGAGCGCGCCATGCTCTTGGAAACTTTCGTTGTCCTGTGCGACTACCTCGGTATTGACCCTCAACAGGCACGCAAGCTTCCGGGCAAGCCAAGTGACGTATTCATCGCTGCCATCGAGGGCCGCGCCGCGCTCTCCGCACCGCCTGCTGCTGGGGTGCCGGAGGGGTGGCGACTGGCGCCGGAAGAGGCAACCAGCGAAATGATCCGTGCACTTTGGGCGACACCGGGCACGCATGAGGACGCCTACGCCGCATTGCTCGCCGCCGCCCCCGCCCCGCCTGCGTCCGAACAGCAGCAGGCTGTCGCCTACTGCGACAACCACGTCCTCGACCAAATCCGCAACGGTCGTGGCTCCAGCGTCGGCGTCACGCCGGCGCAGCACCGCCGGGAAGGGCAGAACAACGCGCTGTACACGGCGCCGGTGACTGAGCAGGAAGACCACAGCGCCTCGACAGCGGCCATCGCTTTCGCGTTGTGGGTCGAGCAGGAAGAAGGCGAAGGCATCACGTTCCTCGGCATGTGGAACGACGGCGAGTTCGAGGCCATCCGCAAGGAGTGGCCGAACTGCCCGGACGAAGTCTTCATCGGCGCCGACCCGCTGTTCGTACCGAGCAAGGAGCCCAAGCCATGAAGGTGACGCCGCACACCAAGAACACGTTCATGATCGTGTTCACCGACCACGATGAGCGGGCCCGTTGGCTGGTTGCGCACGGGTTCAGGTACTCGCCAGGCGAGGGCGCCAACGCGCGCTGGGTCAGCGACACCAACGGCGGGGACACGACCTGCCGCGTGGAGCTGACGCCGCTGTCCCCGGACCTGCGCGACAACCTGCGCGTGCTCACCATGATCGCAACCCTGGTCAAGAAGGAGGTAACCGATGGACCTGACGCAGGAACAGCAGGACGCCCTGGCCGCCCACGGGTTCGTGCGTGACAAGCTGTCGAGCTATTGGGTCAAGCGCAACGACCTGGACAAGGTGATCGCGATCGTCCAGTACCTGACCAGCCAGCGCCTATGGATGGTCACCGGTGATGTCCAGCCGTATACGGGGCCATGCCCCGTGGTGCTGGTAACCAGGGCGATTCTGGAGGGTGTGGTATGGGACTGACCGACGAAGAGAAAGAAGCGCTCGCCGCCTACGGGTTCAGGCTCCACGGTGGGACCATCTGGGCCGCTCGACGGCCTGACGGTACGCTGAAAGCGACGCTGGTCTACCTCCGAGCGGCCAGGGTGTGGAGTCTTGCGGGCCTCGGGCCGTTCTACGAAGGCCCCGACCCCATAGCACTCGTCGCAGCGGCGACAATGCGAGGTGATTTGTGAACCTGACCGACGAACAGCTGGCGGCCCTGGCCGCCCACGGGTTCTACAAGGAAGCCGACTGCATGTGCAAGCGCGTGAACGGCCACCCCGTGGCGGCCGTGTACCCGCCGTTCTTGCCAGAGTACGAAGGGCAGCAAGAGCGCCGGTACTGGTCGCTGTACGTCAGCAAGAACCCGGTCTATTTCAAGCACGGCGATGACCCGGTGAGCCTCATAACTGCAGCCGTATTGGTGGGTGATCTATGAACGAGAAGCTGGCCGAGTTTGGGTTTTTCGAGTGCAAGCCCATGACCTCAAACGGGTTCGTGCGCCGCGTCAACGGCAAGCCGACCCACTGGCTGGATAGAAATGGCCTGAGCGGGTGGAACCTTTACACCGATGATTTGGTGTGGGACGTGTTCGGCGAAGGCGACCCCGTGGCTCTGATCGTCGCAGCGAAACTGGAGGGCTGGATGTGAAAGTAGAACTGATGAGCCAGGCCGAGCGTGACATCCTGGCTCAGTACGGATTTAAGCGCGAGACCTGGCTCGGCGAAACTACCTACCGCTACGTCCAGCGTAGCCACGGCGGCGAAGGGATAGCCAGGTTGATCATACAGAAGACAAACGACCCACTCGCCAGCGGATTTCTCGTGACGATGCCCGCACGCGGCCAGTTTCCCGCGAGCTACGACGAGCCGGACTACCGTCCGCTGCCCGCGATCCTGGCATGCCTGGCCCTGGAGGGTTTGCTATGACCGACGAAGAAAAGCTGAACGCGGCGGGGTTCTATCACTGGCGTAACGGAAAGTACACCAAGGACATCGGCTGGGCCAGCGCGTGGCTGTACCCGCCGGGTGTGTCCGTCGCAGATCGCGCCCGTACCGGAGAAAAGAGACGCATGTGGAACATCTACTGGCCGACGCGAGACATCGACAGGCACAACTTCGACGAGTACTACGAAACGCTCGACGCGATGCTAGCGTCGTTGAAGCTGCGGGGGTTCCTATGAGCGAGTGGAAAGAGTTCGGCGAGGCGCTGGCCGCCTACGGCTTCACGCCCGTTGCGGACCACGAGGTACGCAGGGCTTACAGACGCCACAACGTATGCGGACACCGAACGTCGATCTACGCGCCGGAAGACAATGACCATCCCGGCTGGGATGTATGGCGCCAAGGCAGGCTGGTGGCGCGCGGTGCACCAGGCGAGAGCCCTGTGGCGCTCTACGCGCGCTGGCTGCTGACTGGAGACGCGACATGACTGACGACGATTTCAATGCGCTCAGGGCGTACGGGTTCTACCTCGACGGCATGCATTACCGGGACATAAGCGAGCGGCGATGGGAGAAACACATCGAAACGCATCCATATTTGCTATGCCTCTACCCGCCGAAGTTCAACGGCCACGGGGGCTGGGAGTTGTGGCTGCAGGGCAGCGGGCGACTGGCCACTGGAGCGCCAGATGAATCGCCGGTCGCGCTCTACGTGCGCTGGCAACTGGCGGGGTATCAGCCATGACCCAAGAAGAGCTGGACCTGTTGGACTGCGGCTGGGAGCCGGTGAAATACGTCGATGCGATGGAGGGCATAGCCTATTTCAGGCAGAGCGAGTTCTATGTCGTGCGAACCGGGAAGACATGGAGTACAGGCCGTTTCGGCCAAAGCCCAGGACGTAGCGGCGAGCCCGGGCAGCACCCGCTGGCGGTCTTCGCCGCGTGGCAGCTGTCCATTAACTAGGAGTAGTTAAATCATGCGCAAAATCACCACCGAGGAGCGCCAGAAGCTCCTCGAACTGGGGTTTGTCGAGGGCCTGGACGGGGATTGGAGCAATGGTCTCGTGCGATCCGTCTGTCTGTTCCGCCCCCGCGAGTGGGAGAAGCCACCCAGATGGGAAGCCGGTAGATTCGGTGAGGCTTTGGTCGGCGCCGATAGGCCACTGGCCGCATTAGCTTTGTGGATGCTGCGGGGAGGATCGCTCGATGGATAGCCAACTGATTACCGCCGAAGAGCGCGAGCAGCTCGCCGCGCTGGGGTTCGTCGAGGATCAGGACGGTGACTGGATTAACCGGGGCACCCGCACCTGGTTGTTCAGTCCGAATCTTCATTACGGCCTGGTGCGCGGTTCGCAGTGGCAGTGCACCAACCGCAAGCGCGGGTCTTTCTTTGCGCCCACGCCACTGGCTGCGTACGCAGGCCAGTCCTTGCTGCCGGAGGTGGCCGATGGGAATTGAAGACGAGATCGCCGAGCTCAAACGCCTCGGCTTGTTCCTCGACCACGACGGCGACTGGTGCTTCGGCGCGCGTAGTCCCCGGGTCTTTCTGCTCCGTCCGACTGCGCGGCACGACAGCCATAACCGCGACCCAGTTTTCTGGACCGTAAGGTACAACGGCCGCAACATAGCCAAAGCTGCCACGCCGCTCGCGGCGTATGGAGCGGCGATACTTTTCGGGGTGATACATGAACAGTGAGGAAAGAGAGCTAAAGCGTATCGGATTCGAGCGCGATGTCGAGGGCGACTGGGTGTCTAACAGCCGCGTAGACGGCATCCACGTATTCTTGATCCGACCCAGTAACGTACCGTGGCTACGCTCGGGTCGCGTGGAACGCCACCCAACCCTGTGGCAGGTCCAGTATTACCAGGAGCGCATAGCGGATGGCGTGTCGCCGCTCGCAGCGTACACCGCGGCGTTGCTACTGCTTGGAGACACGCTATGAGCGTTGAAGACGACCTGCGTGCAGCGGGGTGGGAAAAGGAGGACATGCCGTACAACTGGCGCGGAGGCTACTTTTGGTCGTCACCAGCAGGAATGCTGTACGACGAGAAATGTAACTTCGACGGTGTCGAATGGGACTTCTGGCCCATGGAAGGGCAGTCGATGCGAAGTAAACCCGGCGAGCATCCACTGGTGCTCGTGGCCCGCGCACTACTGACTGGAGATTCGCGATGATCGAAAACATAACCCTGTTCACGGACGCCAGTTTCTGTACCCACACGCGCGCCGGCGGCGCTGCGTTCTGGGCCAGGACTGGGAGCACGTTCTACAAAGAGGGCTTCGCCATTGACGCCGCCTGCTCGGGCGGCGCCGAGCTGCTGGCCGCGCTGCATGCGTTCGACCGCCTGTACCGGCACCCGGTGATAGGCCCGGAGCTGCGCCAGGGGCCGTCGCGCCGGCTGGTGCTGGTCACCGACTGCCTGGCGGTCAAGCAGGTGCTGGAGGGCGCGGCCAACCGCCTCACGGCCAGGCCGGAGATCGCCACTCTGCTGTCGAAGCTGCAGCGGGCCCAGGCCGAGCACCAGTTCTGGCTCAAGGTCAACCACGTCAAGGCCCATGCCGGCGTGTGGGAGCCTCGCCAGTGGTGCAACGCGTGGTGCGACAAGGAGTCCCGTCGGGTGATGAGGGAGGTGCGCGATGGACGACTCGCGGCTGCTCATTGAGGCGGGGTTCATGGTTGACGCGGACGGCGACTGGACGGGCCTTCGTGGGCGCTGTGTGATGGCGCCGATGCCGCATGGGAGAGACCAACCCAGCGTCAGGCACGAGACTCTGTGGATGGCATGGGCGGTGAAAGTCAACGGCGGCTGGAGCGAGGTCGCCTACGGCGAAACCGCGCTGGCGGCGTTCATTGCCGCGGAGATCAAGGGGTGGCAGTCATGACCGACGAAGAGCCGTTCCTGTCGTTCGGCTGGAAGAAGAGCCACTGGAACGGAGAGGACTGGGTGTGGATGCGGAAAGGAGCCACAGTGAGTACCACCTACTCGGCGGCGCGCGGTATCGACGACCAGTGGTATCTCAACGAGGTCACCTGCCGTAACACAGGCAGCGCCAGGCGGGTGGAGACCATGTCGCTCGGCGTGTATCCAACCGCGGCCGCGCTCTGCGTCTACTTCCAGATGAGGAGCGACCTGCATGGCTAGCGCGCTGTTCCTGGAGGCTGGCTGGTCCTGCGCCACGGGGCAGTCCTACACGCTGCGTGGACGGCCCCGTGGCTACTGGCTGACTATCCTCGTCGAAAACGGGTGGAAGCTGATCGCTCTGGACGGCGGCCTCACACGCTTTTGTGGAACTTTCGAATCGCCCGAGGCGGTCATCGCCTACGTGGCACTGACACAAGGAGGCCGAAATGGCTGAGCAAAAACCCAACCTGTTCCGCGCCACAGGGTGGCACAAGAAAAACGACGCCCCGCGCTACTACCGCAAGCACGTTAAGGGCGGCACCTGGGAGGTTCGGCGCTACGCAGGTCGCGGTACGTACAGCCTGTACTGGACCACCGTCCGTCTTCTACAGTGGGACGCGCACGCAGTCACCGGCTTTGTCCTCAAGGGTACGTTCGAATCGCCCGAGGCGGTCATCGCTTTCGTGGCACTAAGCAGCAACGCATCCTAGAAAACTTGACCCTTACCCTGGCTAGTGTAAACTATGCCTACAGTTTGAGATTTAGCTCCACCAACCCGCAGTAACTACCCCTAGTTAACCCGAACGGAGATACACCATGAACGTAAATGACCTGATCGCCCACATCCGTGACGCCAACATCGCCAGCACCGTGCTCATGGTGCGCGGAGCTCCCGGCATCGGCAAGTCCGCTGCCATCCTCCAAGCCTCGGCGCAGCGCGCCGAAGACCTGGGCCTCAAGGCGGGCGTGATCGAGTACGGCGATCAGCCGGCCGAAGGCTTCGGCATGAAGGACGGCTTCGGCTTCATCGACGTGCGCCTGTCGCAGTGCGACCCGGTGGACATCGGCGGCCTGCCGGTGGCGAGCGTGCACGGCACCCAGGATCGCCTGGTGCCCGACTGGTTCCCCTTCATCGGCCGCGAGGACGTGCCGGACTACGGCATCCTCGCCCTGGAGGAGATCGTCTCGGCGCCCATGTCCGTGCAGGCCGCGGCCTACCAGCTGACGCACGACCGTCGCATCGGTAGCAAGCGCATGAAGCCGGGCTGGAGCATCGTCATGACCGGTAACCGCATGACCGACGGCGGCGTGGTGTTCAAGATGCCGACGCCGCTGGCCAACCGTGCCACCCACATCGACGTCGAGTCGGACCTCGACTGCTGGCGTAGCTGGGGCCTGTCCCAAGGCAACATCGAGACCTGCCTGCTGGCGTTCATGGCGATGCGCCCGGACCTGCTCAACACGTTCGACGACCACGTCACCAAGAAGCTGGAGGGCGACGCATTCGCCACCGAGCGCAGCTGGGTGATGGTGGACCGCTACGAGAAGGCCAAGCTGCCGGCTGACCGCATGTACAACCTGGCCATGGGATCTGTGGGTAAGGGCCCGGCGGCTGAGTACATCGCCTTCCGCGACGTCTGGCTGCAAATGCCGAGCATCGAGGCGATCCTGCTCAACCCGCACAGCGCCCCGTTGCCGGACGACAGCGCGACTCAGTACGCCGTGGCTGTCGCCCTGGGTGCTCGCACCACCCACGAGAACCAGGAGAGCGTGTTCAACTACCTGGAGCGTTTCGCCAAGGCAGGGCGCCCGGAGATGGCCGTGCTCAGCATCCAGGACTCGCTGCGTCGCGACAGCACCCTGTCTCAGACCAGCACCTTCAACAAGTGGGCCATCAGCAACGCCAGCCTGATCTCTGGGGTGTGAGGTGGAGCCGATCCAAGCCCTGGTCAACCAGGGCTGGAAACCGCTGCTGTCGCCGGGCGGCGAGTCATTCGCCTACTGGCGCTACAGCCACAAGAACCCCATCGGTTCGACGCGCTGGGTGATAGCCCCGGCTAGGAAACCCAATGGCTGGCGGATGCGAGCCCTGATCGCAGACCTCACGACCGGGCATCGATACCCGAGGACGGTCTACAACGTGGTCTTCGCCTCGGCCGAAGCGGCATCAGCAGCGTTCCTGCTGACGCCGGAGGACGTCAAGCGAGACCCGAGGAAGGTGCAACGTGACCCAGTGGAAGCGCGAACTGGCCAAGGCCAGCCGTAGACTGCAGGCCGAGGGACTGAGCGACGACGCCAAGCTCGACGGGCGCTTCGCGCTGGCATGCATCCAAGAGGAACTGGCTCGTGCGAGGAAGCGCGTGCTGGTCACGCTCCGCGAGGAGCTGCAACAAATCCGGGAGCTGCGCGCCGCCGCGCGCCAGCTTACCCAACTGATCGCAGAGGTGAAGAGCCGTGATTAAGAAGCACTCGATTTTCGAAAAGGCCAAGACGCAGCTGGTGATCAATCACCCGTTCTACGCGACGATCATGTTCAGCCTGAAGGTGATCGAGACCCAGGAACTCCCGGACGGACGCAAGCTGTGGCAAGCGGCCACCGACGGGGCGAATCTGTACGTCAACCCGGTCAACTTCAACAAGCTCCCGCTGGCCGAAGCCGTGGGCGTGCTCAAGCACGAGTGCATGCACATCGCCCTGATGCATCCGTGGCGCCGCCAGGGCCGCAGCCCGCAGCGCTGGAATCATGCCGCCGACTACGTGATCAACGACATCATCTTCAAGGAGAAAGGTTCGTTGCCCGCTGGCGTGCTGCACAGCCAGGCCTACGCCGGCATGACCAGCGAGCAGGTCTATGCCCAGCTGCCGCCCGACCCGCCGGGTGGCGGAGGTGCGGACCACGGTAACGGCAACCCGCTGGACGACGACCTCATGGACGCCCCGGACCAGGGTCCGGCGGCCCAGGCAAAAGCCAAGGCGACTATCGCCAAGGCGGCGCAGGTGGCCAAGGCCATGGGCAAACTGCCGGCCGGCATCCGCGAGCTGATCGACGAGGTGATGAACCCGGTGGTCGCCTGGCAGGAACAGCTCAAGGTCTATCTCACCGAGAAGGCACGCTCCGACTACACGTTCGCCAGGCCGAACCGCCGCTTCGTGGCGCAGGGCACCTACCTGCCCGGGCTGTACAGCGACGGCGCCATGCGCAAGCTGGTGTTCCAGATCGACACCTCGGGTTCGATCGGCGCCAAGGAGCTGCGGCAGTTCTTCGGCGAGGTGTGCGGCGCGGTCAACGACGTGTGCCCGAGCGAGCTGATCGTGATCTACGTCGACGCCGACGTGAACCACGTGGACTACTTCGAGCGCCCCGACCCGGAAGCTGTCCGCACCAGCGCCAAGCGCGTGGGCGGTGGTGGGACCGACATGACCGTTGGCCTGGACTGGGTCGAGAAGAACGCCCCGGACGCCCAGCTGACGATCGTGCTGACCGACGGCTACACGCCGTTCGGGGACGAGCGCCCGAACGTGTTGTGGCTCAGCACCACCGACGTCAAGTCGCCGTGGGGGACCACGATCAATGTCCAGTTCGACGAACGCTGACAAAGAATGGCTGCGTGCCAACGGCTGGACGCCGATGTGCGAGTGGTGGTTTGCGCCAGGCACAGGGGTCAGCCAGCCCCAACCCGCTGCGGTTCGCCAGAACGCCAGTAGTCTGGTGTGGCAGGGGTTTCCCGCCGGGTCTGAGCACGGGAAGATTTTCCCTTCTGTCCAGGCCGCTGTGGCCTGGGCTCTACTAGGACCGCCGGAATGAACGACGAGCAGTGGCTGATCGAGAACGGGTGGGTGAACAACCCGGACGTTTTTTATTGGACGCATGGTGAACAGCGTTACGACGACCATTTCCCCGCCGCCATCGAGAAAGAGTTCGATCTGCGCCCAGGCTGGGTGGCATGGACTAAGGGATCAAGGGAGACAGTGCGGTTCGAGACGGTCCAGGCCGCAGCAGCCTACGCACTGCTGGGGGGTGCGCAGTGAAGACCAAGTGGGCGAAGGGCCAGCTGACGCCGTTGCAGTGGAAGACACGCAAGCAACGAAACCTCGACTGGGTAGCAGCTGAAGGCTGGGCCGACATAAGTACCGCGTACAGAGGGGTGACCGATATCAGGCTCAACCGACGGTTCGGTCATCCCGATTATGCGGTGAACCTGCATTGCTCGAATGACTTGTGGAAGCTCGGGATGCTGGGCGAATGGCACGAGTCGCCGCAGGCAGCCCTGTTCGCATGGGAGTTGACGAAAGATGATCTGGACTAGCACCAAGGAGCAGCGCGTTGCCATGCGCAAGCTCGGCTACGACTGGCGGAATAACGGCACCCGCGAGCGGTTCGCTATGCCTGTCCGTGAGCACCGCGGCCGCTTCATCGTGCCGATCCTGCAGGGCAAGCACCAGGGTATGTGGGGTGGGCGCTGGCGCCCCTGGCGCCCAGCTCTGAACCACATCAGGGGGTTCAGCTACCACGACGACCGTGACTGGGACACATGGGACGTTGGCCCCTACCCTGACCCGATGATGGTCCACGCCGTGATGCAGCTGATGGGAGATCCGAAATGATTGAGAACTGGATGCTGGCGTACACGGGCTTCACCAACACCAGCGCGGCCGAGATCATGTACGACCGGCTGCCGCGGCTGGAGGTGAACCTCGCGTACCCAATACCGGACGGGCGTATCCAGCTGCACACGACGACCACGGGCGACGAGCTGCGCATTATCGTCGGCGACGTGGACATCACGCTGCTCCCCGACGCGGAGGCCGCGTACGCCCAGCTGATCCTGATTTTCCCTGGCCTTTTCAGAGTAGCGAGCGATGAAAGATCCGATAACTAGACTAGTTAACCACGCCGCGCCGACAGTAGACGAAGGCTGGGCCTGGCTCCGCACCATGCACGAGCGTGGCTGGATTCTGACGAGCCCGGGGGATGAGAACACGATCCCCGGGTTCGTCAACCAACACGGCCAGTACATGCTGCCTTGCTTGGTCGCCGGCGCAGTCCGCTGGATTGTGTGCAGGAACGGCAGGCCGCTCATGAACGACGAGAAAGTGACCTACCCGTCTCCGGTCGCAGCCGTAGTTGCCCTGGATTTGTTCGTCGAAACCGACGAAATTCCGCCGGTGCCCCCAAAGGCTAAGGTGCCGAAGGCTAAGGTGCCGATACGCAGTTACACAGAACGGATCGAGGCTAAAGCCGACGACACTGAGTTCACCGAACCCCGAGGGTGGTAGACCATGAAGGCGAAAATGAAACTTCTGATCGACATGTGGGCGCCCAGCGAAGACGAAGCCTGGGCCTGGGTCCGCCAGCTGTACGAGCACGGCTACGATCTGGTGGAAGGCGCTGCATTCCAGAAGGAAGGCCAGCCGAAGCTGCGAGCCAAGCCCGTGAGCGGCGCGATCAAGTGGCACTTCGAAGGGTCGATGACGTTCTACCCGACACCGGTGGCAGCAGTGGTGGCGGTCGAGCTGAACCCTGAGCTGGCGCCGGCAAAAGCCAACACGCCAGATTTGTCCCTGGCGCGAATGGCCCACGACGCCTTGCGCAACGTCAAGCCGGGGCAGTCCATGGCTGAGTACCAGGCAGCCATGAGGAAGTACGAATACGACATGCGCAAATACTGCGCGGCCGATCTGGAGGCTTTCCCGCCGAGCTGGTTCAAGCCGTGAACAGCCACCAGGAAAGCCTCTGGGTGATGCCCGAGGAGTGGCAGCTGCACAGCTCCGACCGCCAGGGCGTACCGTCGTGGCGCCGGGTGGTGGACTTCCGCTACCCCGATGGGCGGGTGGTGCGCCGGGCACTGCGGATCTGGCGGGACGATTTCGACGACGGGCTGTGGGCGATCACGACTATCAGCTCGCCGAGGGAGAAGGCCAAGACGATCCTCGGTGGGTTCCCATCGCCGGCTGCGGCCGCCGTCGCCTTCATGTTGACCCAGCAGGACGGATACAACCCGGCCTATGAATGAGTTCGTGGTGGTGGAAATGACCGAAGACCGACCCGAGTGGCTGCCCGAAGGGTGGTACACGATCACCCGCTACGACGGCGAGACTCAGTTCTGCGGCTACGCGTCGGAGACCGCCGTCGTGATGCCGAACGCCGCTGGCACCGGCCAGTGGCACGTGCACAAGTCGAAAAAATTTGGTCCTGTAGGACCGCCCTTGCTAGTGTTTGAACCAGACCAGTTGCAAGCCGCGGTGATGTACGCCGCACTGACGATGAACTAAACCCTGACCGGAGAAACACCATGACCCACATTGCCACCAAAGCCATGCTCGTTGACCTGCGCGTGTCGCAGTGGACTGCTCGCAAGATCGACCGCAAGGCCACGTCCGAGGTCGCTGCGAACCACCAGCTGGCGCAGAACCAGGGCACCTACTACAAGTCGCTGATCGACGGCTCCGCGCTGGAGACCGTGCAGAAGGTGGTGCGCTCGGCCCGCGACTACCACTACCGCTGCACTCTGCCCTGGTCCGACGCCGGCCCGCGCGCCCTGTCGAGCATGGGCTACTTCGACTACATGCAGCGCATCGGCGAGTTCAAGACCGAGTTCGACAACGCCGTCGCCCAGCTGCTGGGTGATTATCCGCTGCACCGCCAGGAAGCCAAGCGCTTGCTGGGCACCCTGTTCAACGAGGACGACTACCCGACCGCCGACGTGCTGGCCGGCAAGTTCGACTTCCGCCTGAACGTGTTGCCGCTGCCGTGCGCCGGCGACTTCCGCGTCGAGATCGGCGAGGACGAGCTGGCCCGGGTCCAGGCAGAGATCGAGCGCACCACCACGGCCACGCTGACCAGCGCCGTGGGCGATGCCTACCAGCGGGTGGCCAAGGTGCTGGAGGCGTTCATCGATCGCCTGGCGAAGCCCGAGACCGTGTTCCGCGACAGCCTGGTAGAGAACGCCCGCGACCTGGCCGAAGTGCTGCCGTCGCTGAACCTCACCGCCGACCCTCAGCTGGACGTGATCGCCAAGCGCCTGTCGCAGCACCTGTGCCAGCACGAGCCTGACCGCCTGCGTACCGACCCGCACGCCCGCAAGGCGGCATTCAACGAGGCCTGCGCCATGCACAAGGACGTGCTGGCCTTCTTCACCGGGGCGCTCGCATGAGCGTCCACGTGAGTATACCGGCGGCGTACAAGACCAGGCTGAAGACCTTGGGGTACGCCTACGTTTGCCTCTGGTGCGGTGCAGACGACGTGACGGACATGAATGCTTCCTGGTTCGGCGCCATGTGCTGTGACCGAGAGTTGTACGGGACGATGTACAAAGACCACTGGGTACTGCGCCCGTCGATGACGGAGCAAGAACGCAACGGCGGGCACGACACCCGCAACTTCTGCATCGTCGCCGCGTTCGACACGTTCGAAGCGATGGTCGCTTACCTGGAGCTGACGAAATGAACGGCGACTTCTTTACTCCCCAGCAGCTACAAGTTCTACGTAGTCTCGGGATGAATACAGCGACGTCACGGTTCGCAGGAGCGTATTGGCTGACAGGCGGCCCTTCGCGATTCGGCAGGGTCATCTACGTAGGCTCGTTCAACGGCACGTGGGTTGTTCGTTCGCCCGTTACGACAATACCAAGATCGCGGCAGAACTACGTGTGCTTCTATGCCGCCTACGATTCGTTCGAAACACTGTGCGCCGCACTGGCGCTGGGAGCTATCCATGTCTGAAGACAAACGGCCTCACGGCTACGAAGACGGCAAGTACGGCGGCGATCCGATTCAGGAGATCGTCGAGCGCGTGCGCCGCAGCGAGACACGCATGAACCAGTTCATGCGCTGGATGAACTTCGCCCCCAACCGGGGGTGGAGCCAGGAGCTCAAGACGCGTGTCGTCATACACGAAGGCGAGATCCTGTGCAGTGGACCCGAGGTAACGTTCGGCGAGATGACTGCTGCCGCCAATGCGGCAGCGCTGCGGGGCGTGATCAAGGTGTACGTAGGCAGCAACTACTGGGGAAACATCCATGTCTAGCCACAAATTCCCGACCACTGGCCAGTGCTACCGCGAGCTGGCCGCCAAGCTGGGCGACGGTCCGGTCCGTGTCCGCGAGCACTACAGCAACCACGTCTGCGCCGAGGGGCCCTTCGCCGAGGCGCTGCTGCGCACCTACATGCAGGCCGTCGATATGCACCGCAGCCCCGAGTATTACCTGGAGCTGGTCGTAGAGCCGGTGACCGTGCCGGATACGGCGCAGGCGGTCAACGCGGCGCTCATCACGGCGGTCAACGCGGGGCGCCCTTACACGGCCACGGTGATCAACGCGGATGGCAACCCGGAGATCATCGCCAACACGCCGCACGAGCACCTGCTGAACATGCACATGGCGATGATCATCGCCCTGGGTATCGCCACGGCCAGGGCCCACGGAGTCGACATCACCGAGGTGCAGCAGGGGCAGCTGTTCGCCGCTGGCGTGCGCCAGCTCAGCGAGCACGCCGTCTCCGTAGGGCTCATCCCTGCGTGGGTCACCGACCCTGCCGTGGCCGAGCCGCCGACCCCCACCGGAACGCTGCACTGATGCCCGCGCGCCTGCTTGGCCCCGAGGAAATCGCCCTGGCGATGGAGCTACTGGCGCACGGCTATGAGATCGAGCACATCTGCCAGGGATTGTGGGTGACCCCGGCTTCGCTGAAACACGTTCTATGGCGAGCCCGACGTCTCGGGCTCGCTGCATTCCCCCGACGGAGATACAGATGAAACACGTCATGCTTGACTTCGAGACCATGGGTCTCAACGACCGCGCCGCTGTGGTGGCCCTGGGTGCTGTGCAGTTCAGCCCCACGCTGGGCATCATCGAGGACACCTTCTACGCTCGCATCGAGCTGGAAAGCGCCATGGCCGCCGGCCTGGTGGTCGACCCCGGCACTATCCTGTGGTGGCTGAAACAGAGCGAGGCCGCCCGCGCCGAGCTGTTCGACCGTGAGCTGGAGCGCTACCCGCTGAACCTGGCCCTGGTCGCCTTCAGCAACTGGCTGTCGCCCGACGAGGACGAGGAGCTGCCGATGCACCCGGACACCCTCGAAGTGTGGGCCAGCTCGCGCAAGGACTTCACCTGGCTGGACTCGGCCTACGCGGCGGTCGGCATGAAGAACCCCGTGGACTACCGCTCCGAGCGCTGCTTCCGCACCCTGCGCCAGGAGTTCGCCCACGTCCAATGCGAGTACGGCGGCACCGCCCACAACGCCATCGACGACGCGACCAACCAGGCGCTGCACCTGGCGGCCATCAACCGCTACCGCGCGGCGCAGGCCGAAGCGTTGGAGCCGTTCTTCACCAAGGACGAACTCGACGCCTACAACGCCACGGTGTCCTACCACGCGGCCGAAAGCGCGAACGACGAAGGGCTGGCCGCCTTGATGGCCGCCCGTAAGAAGCGCCTCGGTTTGTAACAGCCGGGGTCGGTGTGTAAACTAAACCCACACCGACCCCTAGAGGAACCGAGATGACTTTCCCAGAACGCGTTGAGGATTGGGCGCCCTACTACCAGGTGCTGTACGAGGCCGGGTACACGGACCAGCAGATCGCGGACACCGCCGAGATCAGCCGCTTCGTGGCCAACCGGGTGCGCAATCGCAACTACGACCGAGGCAGCCACCAGCCCAGCTACGGCGGGGCCATGGCCATCCTCAACCTGATAGCGCAGGCATGCCACGATGGCCACATCCCAGAAGAAGCGCTCGTCCCGCTCGAAATTACGCCGTGATGTCCACTGCCGGTGCCGCAAGAGCAGCTGCCGCAAGCGGTTCCAGGGCGAGCCCGACTCCACCCCGTGCCCTAGCTGCGGGTCGCCCGGGCTCCGCGATCCCTGGGCCAACCAGAGGCCTTGGCGGGGCAGCACCTGCTACTGCGACGGCTACCCCTACCCTCACCGTGAGGCCAGGGGCAAGTGCAAGTTCAACCTGCTGCTCGCCCTGCCGCCCAACTGGCAGGAGCGCATTGAGGTCAACCGCAAAGGCTGCTGGGTCTGGTGCGGCGAGATCAACCGCAACGGCTACGGCCGGGTGTGGCATCAGGGCAAACGCCATATGGCCCACATCGCGACCTACGTGCGGCTGGTCGGCGAGTACGACCGCGCCCTGGTGCTAGACCACACGTGCAGGAACAGATCCTGCTGTAACCCCAAACACCTGGAGCCGGTGACGGTCCGGGTCAACACCCTGCGCGGCCAGGCCGTGCTGTTCAGGAGCCTGAGCAATGAGCGTGACGGTTCGCTACCACTACGGCTGGCCCACGTACCGGATCATCAAGGGGCAGCTGCATCGCGGCCGGCCTCACCGGTGGACGGTTGAGGTGTTCTACACGCTGGGCGACGGCGGCAAGCGGAAGCTGACCGTCTCGCCCAAGCACCCGTGCATGATGGCGCAGCTGTCCAGCGCCATCGAAGCGGAGATACGTCAGGACGTCGAGCTGTACGACGAGGTCCGCGACATCCAATGGATCGCACACAGTCGATAGGAGCTGAGCATGGCGGGCATTGTCCCTACCTTTCTGGACTTCGAGACCTACTACACCGACAAGGCGTCGGGCGCGTACTCGCTGTCCTACATGACCAACGAGGAATACATCCGCGACACGCGGTTCGAGACCATCGGCTTCAGCATCGCCCGGGGGATGGAAGACCCGGTGTGGATGACCGGCGACGATGAGTACATCCGCTGGCAGCTGAACCACATCGACTTCAGCAACGCGTACCTGATTGGCCACAACATGAGCGAGTTCGACTCGCTGATCCTCTCTCACCACTACGGCATCCGCCCGAAGTTCTACGGTTGCACGCTCCAGATGGCCCGGCGCCTGCACGGCGGGAAGGTCTCCAACAGCCTGGCCAACCTCTGCAAGATGTACGGCATCCCCGAGAAAGGCACCGCCGTGCACGACGCCATCAACAAGCGGCGCGCCGACTTCAGCCCCGGCCAGCTCAAGGCATATGGCGACTACTGCTCGAACGACGTGGCCCGCTGCCGCGACCTGTTCTTCAAGTTCCGCAACAAGTTCCCCGCCGCTGAGCTGCAGCTCATGCACCTGTTCACCCGAATGTTCGCCGACCCTCGCCTGGAGCTGGACCTCGACCTGCTCAAGCGCATGCGCTCCGACCTCGGCAAGCGCAAGGCCTACTTGCTGGACAAGGTGGCTGACATGCTGGACATCGGCGTCGGCCTGCCCCACGAGACCCGCATGCAGATGGTGCAGCGCGAGCTGCGCAGCGACGCCAAGATGGCCGAGATCCTGCGGGAGGAGTTCTGCATTGAGCCGCCGATGAAGTACAGCCCCAAGCGCAAGGACTCCGAGGGCAACCCGCTGCTGGTCTACGCCTTCGCCAAGACCGACGAGGCCATGCAGGACATGGCCGAGGACGACGAAGACCCGGACCTGCAAGCGCTGATCGCTGCGCGCCTGGGTGTCAAGTCGACCATCGCCGAGTCGCGCATCGAGCGCTTCGTGGGCATCGCCGAGCGCGGGCCGCTGGCTGTGCCCCTGCTGTACGGCAAGACCCACACCGACCGGGCCGCCGGCGGCGGCAAGATCAACTTGCAGAACCTGACTGGCGTGCGCTCACCGACGGTGCTCACGCCGAAGAACACGTTGCTGTCTACGCCGAAGGGCTTCGACAGGTTGCACAAGTACAACAAGAAAGACAACCGCATTATGTTGCCTGACGGCACGATCTACACGAACGACCAGGTCCACGTCGCCGGCATGCGCGACGCCATCGTGGCGCCGAAGGGCAAGAAGATCGTCGTCGCCGACTCGGCCAACATCGAGTTGCGTGTCTGCCACCTGCTGGCCAGGCAGATGGACACCATCGCCAAGATCCGCAGCGGCGTGGACCTGTACTGCGACTTAGCCGAGGACATCTACGGCTATCCGGTCGACAAGAAAATGCACCCGCGGGAGCGCCAGCACGGCAAGGTCGGCCACTTGCAGCTGCAGTTCCAGTCCGGCGGCGGGGCGTTCCGCCGGGCGGCGCGGATCATGGGTGGAGTAAAATTGACCGAAGGCGAAGCCCAGGCTACAGTGGACGTGTACCGCCGGAAACACGCCGAGATTCGGAAGTTCTGGCGGCGCTGCAACGACAGCATCCTCGACATGGTCAACGGCCGTGACGAGTACCTCGACGACTGGGGGCTGATCCGCATCGAGCACAACCGCCTCGTGCTGCCGAACGGCATGGGGATGGAGTACTACGACCTGCGCCAGCACCAGTTCGAGGAAGACGGCGACCTTGTCTGGGTGTACGACGACAAGGAAAAGCGCCGGATGAAGAAAGTGTACGGCGGCGCCATCACCGAAAACGTGACCCAGGCCCTGGCCCGCATCGTGGTCTTCGAGCAGATGCTGGAGATCGAGAAGCGCTGGGGTTCCAACGACAACGGTGTGGTGCTGACCGTGCACGACGAAGTAGTGGCTGTCGTCGACGAAGACGACGCCGAGGACTGCCAGCAATTCATGCTGCAGGTCATGAGCCAGTCGCCCAAGTGGTGGCCTGAACTCCCGGTCAAGGCGTCCGGGGGCATTGGAGATCGATATGCAGATGCGAAGTAAAACCGTGGACCTGGAGAACGCCCGCATGGCGCGCAAGCTGGAGGCGCTGCTGCTCTCCGTCGAAGGGCTGATCGACCTGACCAAAGACCCGGCGACCAAGCAGAAATTCCAGGCCCGGGCCCAGAAGCTCGAGGCGCGGATCACGGCGCTACGCCATGCAGCCCACCAGTAAATCGATCTGGGAGCGCGACGAGAGCCGCGCTCCCTGCCCGGGCAAGCACACCTGGGTCTACTACCACAGCTACAAGTTCCGAGAATGCCTGGACTGCGAGCGCCGCGAAGCGCTCTGGGCTGACTTCGGACTGGTCCGGGAGGCGCAAGAGTGAGCGACGTCATCGCGTGGAGCCACACCAGCATGAGCACGTTCGAGACGTGCGGCGTGCAGTACGAAGCGAAGTACGTGACCAAGGAGGTCAAGTTCGAGGAGACCGACGCCACCCGCTGGGGGAACGAGGTCCACAAGGGGCTGGAGGAGTTCGTGCGTGACGGCACCCCGCTGCCGTCCAACCTCAAGCCGTTCGCCAAGGAGGCCGCCTGGATGGCGCGCCGCCCTGGCACCAAGGTCATCGAGGGCGAGTTCGCCCTGACCATCGACAAGAAGCCCACGGGGTTCTTCGACAAGGACGTGTGGGTGCGCAGCAAGATCGACGTGCTGATCCTGCGCGACGACGGCGTGGCCGAGGTGTTCGACTGGAAGACCGGCAAGGTCAAGACCGACACCACCCAGTTGCTGCTGTACGCGTTGCTGATCATGGAGCACTACCCGGAGATCAAGGAGGTGCGCTGCGGCTACGTGTGGCTCGCCGTCCACCAGATCACGGCGCCCATCAGCTACTTCCGCAACAACCTCTACGCGCTGTGGATGGTGTACGAGGACAAGTACCGGATGCTCAAGGCGGCCTACGACCGCGGCGTGTTCCTGCCCAAGCCGTCCGGCCTGTGCCGCGGCTGGTGCCCGGTCACCCGCTGCGAGCACTGGAAGCCGAAGAGGGCCTGACCATGGACTTCGAGGAGCAGGTCAAGGTGATCGAGGCCGCGGGATTCCGCAACGCGGCTCACGTCGATGGCCACAGCTACTTCCGCCCGCACGTACCCCGCATGAACAACCACTGGCTGATAGCCGCAGGGGATAAATGGGTCGCTCGATATCGCGGCAGACGAAGCGAGCCGTGCGAATCCCTACTGGCCGCGTTCGCCCTGGGCGAGCTGTGCGGCTGGGACATCAAGCCGCCGCAACGGCCGTACCGGTACGGCTACCGACTGACCGATGAAGGTGCCAAGCTGGCGTTTGACTACCGCCACGAGAGCAACGGCTGCAGCTGCCACACCGGCTGCGCTCCGTGTCCGGACTGCACGCACCCGGGCAACCCCAATAACGCCGAAGAAGACGACAGCCTGTGGGAGAAGATCGATGGCAGCGACACCTGAAGCGAAGGTCAAGGACAAGATCAAGAAGCTGTTGAAGAAGTACGGGGCCTACTACACGATGCCCGTCATGACCGGCTACGCCACCAACGGCACGCCGGACTTCGCCATCTGCCACTACGGCCGCTACCTGGGCCTCGAAGCCAAGGCAGGCGACGGCGTGCCGACTGCGCTGCAGTGGGTGCGGCTGGCAGAGATAGACGCGGCCGGCGGTAGCACGCTGGTCATCAACGAAATGAACCTGGGAGATCTGGAACGATGGCTCGAAACACCCCAAGCACGCGTGGGCGTGGCGAAGTGCACAGCCAAGGGCACCAAGGCGAAGTGGATTCACGCGTGGTCGTGAGGCGCTTGCCGATACGCTGGTGGACCGAACACTTCGACGATGGCAGCATCGAGGTTCACGCCTCCGAACCCACCGGCGAGCGCGCCTCGATGACGTTCAAGGGGTTCATGGACACGGCGTTCGTCGGAGCGGCCAAGCGTGAGCGGTTCATGCAGATCATCACGACCATGTTGGCCGGCACGCTGCTGCACAAGCTGGACCAGAAGATGAGCCTGGAGAAAAAGCCCCGGCCGTAGCCGGGGAAATCACAGTGCGAGGGGCTGAGCAGGCCCCCGTTCAAATAGTAACACGTCGTCAGGAGACTGCATGCAGTACCACGAGAAGTCGAAGAGCCTGATTCTCCGTGTACGCGACCCGGAACGGATCACCGACCACATCCCTGGCGACCGCGCCCGGGTCGTGATGTTCAACGACAAACCCCACGTGCAGGTCAAGCTGGGCATTGACGAGGCCAAGGTGCTGCGCAACCTGGGGTACAACGCCCCGGCCCCGATCCGCTACAGCTACCACTGGCCGCGTAACGAGAACAAGGTGCCGCAGCCCTTCGACCACCAGATCGTCACGTCGGAGTTCCTCACGCTGCACCAGCGCTGCATTTGCCTCAACGACATGGGCACCGGCAAGACCCTCAGCGCGCTGTGGGCCGCCGACTACATGATGTCCAGGGGCATGGTGAAGAAGGCGATCATCGTGACGCCGCTGTCCACCACCGACGCCGTCTGGGCCAACGAGATCCGGCAGCACTTCCTGTTCTCCCGCAACGTGGCCGTGCTGGTCGGCGACAAGGAGCGCCGGCGTAAGCTGCTGGCCAGCGACGTCGACTTCTACGTGATCAACCACGACGGGCTGAAGTCGATCTACCGCGAGCTGGAGGCACGCAAGGACATCAACCTGTGGATCGTCGACGAGGCCGCCGAGGGATACCGCAACGCCAAGACCGACCGCTACGCCACGCTCAATTCGCTGATGCGCCCGACCGACTACGTCTGGCTGATGACCGGCACCCCGTGCCCCAACGCACCGACCGATGCCTGGGCCCTGGCCAGGCTGATGCGCAACCCCCAGGCGCCGAAGTACTTCAACACGTTCAAGAGCCAGGTCATGCTGCAGCTGACCCAGTACAAGTGGGTGCCCAAGGCGGACGCCTACCAGCAGGCGTACAACCTGCTGCAGCCCGGCATTCGGTTCAAGAAGGAAGACTGCCTGAAGGACATGCCGCCGGTCACCTTCCAGATGCGCGACTGCGCGTTCAGCGCCGAGCAGAACCGGGTCTACAAGGAGATGCACGACGAGCTCGTGGCCTCCGTGGGCGGCGCCAACGTCACCGCGGCGAATGCCGCCGTCAAGCTCCAGAAGCTGTTGCAGGTTGGCGTGGGCACGATCTACGACGGCGCCGGTGGGTCGTACGCTATCGACGCAGCGCCCAGGCTGCAGCTGGTCGAAGAGCTGATTGGCGAGGCCAGCAAGAAGGTGCTCGTCTTCGTGCCCTTCAAGGCAGCGCTGAGGATGGTCGCCGAGCACTTGCGCAAGAAGGGCTACACCGTCGAGACCGTCGACGGCGACACGTCGCCGACCGAGCGCAAGCGGATCTTCTTCGAGATGCAGAACCAGGAGAACCCGCGGGTGCTGGTGGCCCACCCTAAGACCACGTCGCACGGCCTGACCATGACTGCTGCGGACACCACTATCTGGTACGCGCCGATCTTCAGCCTGGAGACGTTCGAGCAGGCGAACAACCGGATGAACCGCCCGGGCCAGAAGCACAACATGACCGTGGCCATGATCGCCGCCAACGCCCTGGAGCGGAAACTCTACGCGGCCCTGGAGGGCAAGGCCCACATGCAGGACAGCGTCCTGTCGCTGTACAAAAAAGAAGTCGGGTTGGCAACTTGACGCACTAGTTCCATTGTCAGTATACTTTAGCTACACAGTACGAGGGACTCCCCCATGAGCGAGCTGAGCAAAAACGAAAAGGTGGTTGCCAAGATGGTCGAGATCCGCGACAAGCGCGAAGCACTGAAGCGCGAGTTCGAGGAGAAAGACAAAGCCTTGCTGGAGCAGTACGCCAAAGGCGAATCGTTCCTGATGCAGCAACTGAACGAGATGGGCGAAGGCGCCAGCATGAAGCTGTCCACCGGCACCGTCTACACCACCCAGAACCTGAAGGCCAGCGTGGCCGACAAGGGCGTCCTGGCGGAATTCATCCGCGAGACCGGGGAGGTGGAGCTGCTGCAATTCCGGGTCAGTACCACCGTCCTCAAGGACTACATGACCAACAACGACGGGGCCTTGCCGCCTGGTGTCAACGCCAGCGTCGAGCGCACCATCAACATCCGGCGCCCCAGCGCCAAGTAACCCCCGTGCCTGAAAGGAGCACTACTGCATGAGCACCGAAATCGCTTTGTTTGAACGTCAACTTCCCGCCCACCTGCGCGGCGCCGATGCGGCTGCCATCAACGCAGGCGCCGCGGCCGGCACTGGCGGTGGCGTGTCCATCAACAAGCTGGGCATCAAGGGTTCCAAGTGGCGCCTGGTGGAGGGCGGCGACGAGGTCAAGGTCTTCGAGAAGAACGCCCTGGCCCTGGTCATCGTCCGCGCCAACGACCACGTGACCAAGACCTTCTACGCCAACCCCTGGAAGCCGGGCCAGGAGCCGGAAGCCCCGGACTGCTCCAGCGACGACGGCATCACCCCGCGCGCCGACTCCAAGAACAAGCAGTGCGACAACTGCGCCGGCTGCCCCAACAACGAGTGGGGTTCCTACATCAACCCGCAGACCGGCAAGAAGGGCAAGAAGTGCGGCGACAGCAAGCGCATTGCCGTCGCGCCGCGCAACCGCCTGGAAGACGGCAAACTGTACCAGCTGCAGATCCCGGCTGCGTCCCTCAAAGGGTTCGGCTCGTTGATCAACCAGCTGAACTCCGTCAACCCGCCGGTGCCGTACAACGCCGTGGTGGTGGAGTTCTCGTTCGACACCGACCAGACGTTCCCGCTGATCAAGTTCCGCCCGCTGGACTACCTCACCGAGGAGGAGTACGCACACGCCCAGGCTCGCTACGACAGCCAGGAAGCGCGTGACACCGCCGGCGTGCCGGGTGGCAAGCTGCCGGCCGCCGGCCTCAAGCCGGTCAAGGAACCCGAGCCGGAACGCATTCCTGTGCAGCAGGTCGAGGACGACGATGACGGCTTCGACGAACCCGCTGCCCCGGCGGCCAAGGTCAAGGCGAAACCTGCGCCGCAGCCTGCCGCGGTAGAGGACGACGATGACGGCTTCGGTGATCCGGCGCCGAAGAAAGCGGAAGCGGCTCCGAAGAAGGCCCGCACCCGCAAGGAGAAACCGGCCGAGGAAGCAGAGCCGGTTACCATTGAGCACGACACGGGGGCCGTGGCCGGTGGCGACGCCGACCTGGACAGCGTGTTCGGGTCCGACTGGGACTGATGGTGTTCGCGGCGGGGGCAATCCCCGCCGCTCTTTGACTGGGAGATAGTCATGCTCAACGAAGAAGAAATGGCCGCATTCGTCGCCCTGGTGGTGGCGTTCCACAAGAACGTCAGCCTGTCCAACCGCGCCACCGCGTCGCTGCTCCGCGTGTCGCCGACCGCCCTGAACCGGTGGATGACCGGCGACTACGAGCACGGCGCCTACCGACACATCGCCGGGCCCGTCATCGACAAAATCGAGCGCCTGAACAAAGTTCATGCCAAGGTCGATCTCTACACGAACCTGAAGGAGTTCACTGCGGCCGTCCGGCTGCACGAACTGGAAGTTGCACTACAGAACAATCCGTCCTGCTAAGCTGACAGTTCGGCAGTCGGGAGATCACAGTGGAAACTTCAGAATTCCTCCGCTTGGTATGGCCTGCGCAAGGGCCATACCTGATAGCGATACCCATCAGTTTCATCGACAAGCAGACCCAACAGACAGTTCACACGTACAAGCATTTTCTCCACGACGACCTGCAGTCCGCAGCCGACCAGGCTGAGGGGTTGTCGATCGATCACCACGACCCGCAGAACGTGTTCTATGCCCTGGGGTCGCTGAAGGAAAAGCGCGAGAAGGGCGCGCGCAAGGGCGACAACATCGCCAAGCTGAAGGCGTTCTGGTTCGACCTCGACGTCAAACCGGACCCGAAGAACTACGCCACCAAGAAGGAAGCCGCCGCCCACCTGCGCGACTTCTGCCGCGCCATGCAGCTGCCCAAGCCCTACCTGGTGGACAGCGGCGGCGGCATCCACGTCTACTGGCCGCTGACCGAAGAGCTGGACTGCGACAAGTGGAAGCACTACGCCGACCTGCTGAAGGCCATCGCCAAGAGCTGGGGTCTCAAGCAAGACCCGTCGCGCACCGCCGACTACGCCAGCGTGCTGCGCCCGGTGGGCACCTACAACTGGAAGACCGGCGAGCCGCGCGAAGTGAAGGTGGTGGTCGAGGGGCAGGTCACAACCACGAACGCGTTCCTGAAACGCATCGCCCAGATCGCCGAGTCGGCCCAGCTGAAAGCCCCTACGGCTTCGCAGGAGCGTCGCGAGCGCGAACCCGCTACCACCGTAGCGCCCACCATCGGCGGCACGCGGCCTGACGCAGCAGGCGCAGCCGTGGACATCAACGCAGGTGCCACCTCGGGTATCGGTTCGGGCTACACCGAAGCCGACGCCAAGAAAGTCGTGTCGCGGTGCCAGCAGCTGAAGTGGCAGGCCAGCCACCAGGGTGAGGTCGACCAGTCCTCGTGGTACGCGATGGTCGGCGTGATCCGACACTGCGCCCGGGGCGCCGAGGCGGTGCACCTACTGTCCCGTAAACACCCCGACTACTCGGCGGTGGCCACGGATGCCAAGATCGACCAGCACGTCGCCGGCGGCTACGGCCCCAGCCTGTGCACGTCGTTCGAGAACCACCGGCCCGGCGGCTGCCAGGGCTGCCCACACCAGGGCAAGATCAAGAGCCCCATCGTGCTCGGGCGGGAGATGCTCGCCGTCGCGCCGCCGAAGACCGTGATCAGCCTGGAGGGCAACGAGGTCGAGATCGACCTGCCCGACCCGCCAGCGCCGTACAAGCGCGCGGTCAACCCAGAGACCAACAAGGCCCGCATCGTGCGCATGGAGGACAACGAGGACGGCGTCAGCGAGGTCGAGATCTACGAGTTCGACGTCTATCCGGTGCGCCTGATATTCGACGAGCGCGAGCAGGGCTACCGCGTGGTCCTGAAACGGTGGCTGCCCAAGGATGGGGAACAGGAATTCCAGCTGCAGACCGGTCTGATGTACGACCGACGCCGGCTGGCCGGCGCCCTGGGGTCGGTGGGCGTGATGCCCGACCCGGGCATGATCGATGACTTGGTGCAATACATGGTCGCCTATATCCGCGAGCTGCAGCGTCGCAGCAAATCCACCACCATCTACGCCCAGCTGGGCTGGCGCAGCAACGAGCAGTTCGTGCTGCCCGATCGCGTCGTCACGGCCACCGGCTACGAGACCGTCAAGCCCAGCGCCTCCATCGCCAACGCGTTGTCGTGGGACAAGCACCGCACGCGCGGCGACGTCGAGCAGTGGAAGAAGATCGTCTCGGTCTACGAGCGCCCGGGCATGGAGGGTTTCCAGTTCGCCTTCGGCGTGGGCTTCGCGGCGCCGCTGTTCCACATGACCAACTACAACGGCATGATCGTGTCCCTCGTGGGCTCCAAGGGCTGCGGCAAGTCGAGCGCGGCGATGTGCGCAGCATCGATCTGGGGCCACAAGAAGTCGGGGTGGATCGACCTGCAGCACGACACCCAGCGCGCGTTCTACGGCATGCTCGGCGTGATGAACAACCTGCCGGTGATCTACGACGAGATCACCAACCTGGAGCCGGACGTGCTGTCCGACCTGTGCTACGCCATCTCCAAAGGGCAGGGGCGCCAGCGCCTGAAGCAGACCGGCGAGTCGCAGGAGAACCACGGCAACTGGCAGACCATGATGCTGACCACATCCAACGCCGGACTGCACGGCCGGCTGGCCAACCTGAAGGGGGACTCGTCGGCCGAGTCGGTGCGCGTGTTCGAGTACGGCCTGCCGGACGGCACGCTGACCAAGGAGGAAGCCGACGACACTTTCGACGCGCTGAACGATCACTACGGCGTGGCCGCGCCGGCGTACGTCCTGGCCATGTTGCAGCGCTACGCGTGGGCCCGGGACCGGGTCAAGTACTGGAGCCGCGAGATCGACAAGCGTGCCAACGTGTCCAGCGGCGAGCGGTTCTGGTCGGCCGCGCCCGCGTGCGTCCTCACCGGCTTCGAGCTGGCCAACGACATCGGCTTGACCAACTGCGATATCGACCGCCTGGCGGCCTTCGCCGTGCGGACCATCCAGAACATGCGCGTCGTCGTCGAGGAAGGCAGCCGCACTCCGATCACCACCGTGGCCGAGTACATGAACCGGAACATCCGCAACACGCTGTCGCTGCGCGACGACCCGAAAGGCACGGCGGTCCCGATGACGTTGATCGAGCCGGTCGCCGAGCTGCGGATCAGGGTCGAGGTCTGGCACGGTCGAGTGATGATCGACCGGGCGCACTTCCGCAAGTTCTGCGCCGACCAGCAGATCGACGCCAAGATGGTGCAGAAGTCGCTGACCGACAGCGGAGCCCTGCTGGAAGACTCCCGTCGGGTGGTGCTGGGCAAGGGCACCAAGTGGCACAGCGCCCAGGTGCCGTGCTGGGTACTGGACCTCAACCACCCGATGTTCGGCAGCTCTCCGGTTCGCGCCGTGCAGGACGTGGTGGAGGACAAGACCGCATGAAGATGAGCGCCCACGCGTGGGTCCGGTGGGCCGAGCGGTTCCCGGACCGCAGCCCCTACCGGGAGTTCGCCCAGGCATTCCGGCCAAGCAAGCGCCTGCTGCGACTGCTGAACGAGAGCAACTACGCGCCGCGCCGGCGCATCAAAGGCAAGATGCCTGGGTGCGACCGGCGGTCCTACATGATCTCGCCAAGCGGCGTCGTCTTCGTGGTAGCCGATGACGACGTGGTGATCACTGCGTTCTCAATGGACTCGGTGCGCCACCGGATCAAGCAACTTCAACTGCAGCGCGAAGGTTAGTCCAGAACAACGGCACCGTCGGCGTCTCGAACGACAGCAGCAGCGAACCGATCAGCTCGTCGAAGAAGTAGTCGCCCGGGTCAATGCCCGGCGCGGCTGCGATGACATCCGCCGACGTGGCGATGGTCACGGCCAGGTAGCTCTGGGCGGTGAGCGCGCTGCCCGTCATGGTCCCGCCGGCGGTGACGCTCTCGAAGTTGGCCGTGCTGCCGCTACCGCGCACCACCTCGAACGACAACATCTTCATGGCGCCGCCCTCGGAGAACGGCGCACTGGTGGCCACGCCAACGCCCAGGTAGTTGGTGCCGTCGCCGCTGCGGTCCGCGTTGCGGTAGATGCAGTAGTCGAACGCGCCCATCACGTTGGGGATCAGGCCGGTGAACCAGTTGTACTTCTCGCCCAGACTGATGGGCCAGGTCACGGACCCGGTGTACTGGGGCAGCGTGGTGGCGTCCAACGTCCCAGTGAGCGGATCGCCGAGGTCATGGGTAAGCAGGAACGCGTGCTGGGTGGAGTTACCCCGCGTGGCGTAGAGCACACGTACCGTGGTGCCCTGGAGCGAGATGGCCACCGGGTAGTGAGCGCCGCCGGCGGAGACGTTGTTCAGCTGCAGCCGTGTGTCGTAGCTGGTGGCGTCCGGCGTGCTGCGGTAGACGAAGATCCCGGCGGCGATGAAGAACGTGCCGTCCTCCAGCGGGAGGATCAACACGGCGCCGTTGTCGCCGGGCAGGCCGAACGTGTTCAGGTCACCCTGGTCAGGCGGGACCGTGTCGACCTCCAGCATCGCCGTGGCCGTCAGGTCGGTGGTGATCTGGTCGCCGCCCACGTACCAGTCGAGCGTGCCGTGCAGGCCCAGCAACGGCGACATGTGCGTCGCCGCGTAGCGCACCGTGACCAGGCTGGCGCCGGTCGAGCGGTACAGCAGGACGTCGCTGTCAACGCTGGTGCCGCGACCATAGAGGACGAACTGGGGGAAGACCATGGGCGATTACCCCGCAGTGATTTCGGCGACGAGGGAGGAGATGGCGTTCGACGCGGACGATGCCACGTCGGTGAACCCGCGCACGGCCTGGGCCAGGGCAGGTGCCGCCTGGTTCTGGCTGAACGCTGCGATGCGGTTGCGGTCCACGCCCAGCGACACGTCGGCGCCGCCCTCGGCGGCCCGCAGGCGCAGGCCCTCGAAGCCGAGCTGCACGTTGTAGTAGCTGCTCAGCGCGCCGTAGAAGTTGCCCAGCGCCTGGGAACGGATTCTGGCACGTTCGATGTCCTTGTCCGGCAGGCTGGCCCAGACCACGTAGAAGGCGCGAATGGCGTCCATAAGGCCCAGCTTCAGGCGGATGGCCTGCTCTTCGGCGAACTTGAGCAGCTCCACCTTCAGCTCCAACACGCGGATGGTCTGCGCGCGGTTGACGTCGGCGATGGCCTGGCTGGCGCGCTGCTCGGCTTCGACCCGCTGCTGGATCAGGGCACCCGGCGGAATGGTGAACCCACGCTGCGAGTAGTCGGCGTGCAAGGTCATGACCTCGGAGTTCGACGCGCGGTACGCGCGGTCGCGCGCCTCGTGCCACATGGCGTCGATGACGGCCTGGCTGTCACCGAACGGGTCGCTACCGGAGATGATCTTGCACAGCCACTCTTCGGGCTTGTCCCGCAAGCAGGCGGTCAGCTCGGGGAAGTACTTCTCGATCAGCTTGTCGACCTCGCTGTCCAGCCACTGGATCTGCTCGTTGGACGTGTCGGTGCCCGGGAACAGATCGCTGAACTGCGGAGGCGGCGCCAGCACGGGCTGGTTCACCGTATAGGCCAGGGTCGGGTCGCGCAGCGCCGGCACCACGCTGTTGCCGATGCGGCTGGTGACTTCGCGGGCCGTGCGCAGCGTGTCTTCCACGGTGGCCTGCTGCTCGGAGATGATGTCGTCGATCGTGGCCATGGCTACGGTGCCTCGCTGAGAACGGCCGCGCCAGGCAGCCTGCCGAGTTGAAGGGGATTGCCCAGGTAGTAGGCGCCGGCCGCGGCGCGCTCGCTGTCGAAATATTCCTGCCAGGTGGCGCCGCTGTCTCTGCTGATGAACACGGGGTCTGCGCCACGGTACGACAGGAATAGTACACCATCGACGACCAGGTCGCTGTCGGCGGTGCGCACCGTCTTCTGCATGCAAGACACGTGCACCTGGTACTCGTGGCCCACCGTGAGCTCGTGGATGAATGGCAGCGTGCTGCGCACCGCATAGGCGCCGCTCTCCAGGTCCAGCACGCAGAACCGCACGCTGCGCGTACCTTCGGTGTTGAAGTCCTGCCAGTCCGTGTAGGCGATGAACCCCAGCTCGGTGTCGCTGACCTCGACGAACATCGGCTGGCACGGCCACATCTTGTAGCTACTGGTCGCCGGTCCCATGACGAAGTCGCCAGTACGCAGGAAGGTGAACATCTGCAGGCCGGCGCCGAGCGTGTCGAACACGACATCTAGGCTGAACGCTGGCGCGTCGGTCGGGGTGACGTCCACCACCAAGCGCTGACTGCCCATGGTCGCCGGCATCTGCCCGCGCGCGTAGCCGAAGACGAACTGCTCGTCGCGCGTCCCTTCCATCTGCATGCGCACCTCGACCAGGTGGCCGCCCACCTGCATCGTGGCCAGGGGGACAGCGAGCGTAACGACGGCTTCGTCAAGCCGACCTTCTACCCAGCGCTCGTAGGGCGTGTGCACCGTGCCACCGGCGCCGCTGTTGGGCGCGGACCACACCTCGTCGCCCAGCTCCTGCATGGCGAAGTCGCCGGTCGGGCTGATGACGAACTTGATCCTGGCCTCGCCGCCGGCCATCTGGTAGAGCGGACTGCCCTCGTCAGCGAAGACGCCGTTGTAGGCCACCTGGCGTAGGTTCACGTGGAACTCGCCGTTGTGCGCGCAGCAGCTGATGGCGTCGGTCCAGTTCGGGCGAGAGCCGCCGGCCGGCTGCACTTCCCCGCCCGCGTGCCAAGCGCTCCAGAACGCGTCCCAATTCTCCTGCGGTGCTGTCTCCGGCGACGAGAACGGTTGGTGCGGCTCGGCCAGCCAGGGCCCGGGGTGGTAGAAGTCGACGCTGTGTTCTGCCGGCGTCCACAAGCGAGACCAGACCAACTCGCTGGGGATCGTCCCCTGGTTGGCGTCGTAACCGTTGAGCAGCAGGAACAGCACACCTGGCGTGCCCCACTCGACAGCAGAGCTGGTGCTGGCCAGGTTGACCACGGGCACCGCCATCAACGTCACGTTGCCGATGCGGTCGCTGGCGCAGGGCATCGCCTGGTATTCCTGAGCCATGTAGCCCAGTGACGTCCTGCAGAACAACCTGTAGCCTGGCGCCGCCGCGTCGATGTAGCCCTCGTTGAGAGCGTACCCGACCGTGCGCTGCACCTGGGTGGTCGAGGCTGCGCTGGCGCCGTCGAACTGGTAGGTGGCCACGAAGGCGTTGACGTCCGTCGGCACCTGGTCATAGACGTCGAACGGCCAGCCCTCCGAGCTGGGGGTGATCCGCAGGAAGTTGGTACGTACCGCGGTGTTTACGCTGATGCGCTGCGTTCGCCAGAGACTGGACAGCTGCCACTGGCCGAACGGGTCGAGCGGGTCAAAGACCAGGGCGAGGAACTTGGGTATCGCCGGCTGTGGGTTGCGCTGTGCATAGAGGAACGGGCCGTTGGTGAGGCCGGTGCGGCTGTCGAAGAAGTCGCGGCCGCCCACGCTGACCAGCTCGCCCCGCGTGTCCAGCGATGCCTCAAGAACGAGCACGACCCCTGGCGGGTCGATCACTACGCCGGTGGCGGTCTGGCCGAAACGCGTGGTGTCGACGGTAGCCCTGATCATGAACCCGTCGACGATCTCCGTCCGCGAGTTCTGCTTGAACCGGAGCAACGACCGCGCCAGCTTCTTGGCGCGGTCCACGAGGTACGCCCCGGACATCGTCAGCGACCGACCTACTACCCTGTTCATCGCGTCCAGCGGCGAGAGGCGGTGCTGATCACGAACTCCACGTTGTCGAGGTCAGCCTTGGTGGCGTCGGTCAGTTCCATGCGCAGGCGCCACTGCTTGGAGGTCTTGCCACGAGAGGTCAGGGTGCGCATGAAGTCCTGACGCGCCACCACCCGGTAAGTCTTCTCGACGCCGTCGACGTCCTGCACCACAGCAAGGACCGTGCCGTCGGTGCGCAGCCCGAAGTAGATGGCGTCCAGGTGCTTCGGATTGGTGGTGTCGAAGAGCTTGGCGCCGAAGTCCACGTACGCCTGGATCGGGTCGTCGCTGGTGCTGGCGATACGGTAGACGCCATCGGCGCGCAGCCCGTAGGTGCCCGCGTCGGTCTGGATGATCTTCAGGAAGTCGAAGTCCTTGTAGCCGGTGATCGCTGCGGTGCGAGTGTTGGTGGCGTACTGCATGCCGGCCAAGTTGTCGTAGTTGCTCTGGCTGGTGACGTACAGGCTGCTGAAGAACTCGGCGTTCTCGTCGCCGACGTAGTCCATGGTGCCAGAGGCGAGTAGCGCTTCGAACCAGTCGAGGCCGTCCTGCAGCACGACTTCCACGTCCAGCGCATCGCCCACGTCGATCGACGAGAAGAACTCGGCGGCCACTTCCACGTAGGGCTGCCAGGAGTCGACCATGAACACCGGCTCGATCCAGTCGATGATGCCGTCGGCGAACGGCGGCGAGTATCCACGACCGATCAGGTAGCCGCCCCACACCCCGGCGCTTTCGCCGTACGGGTGGTCAGCGCCTTTGCCGGCGACGCCCGGCGCGAAGCCGTCACTGCCGCCTACTGCGCCCACCAACACGTTCGACGCCAGCATCACCGGCGGAACGTAGCCGTCGCCCCCGGCGCTCAGGACGTCGGGGAAGCCGCCCTCAGCCTGGCCTGCCCAGCCCGCCCACGAGCCGCTGCCGTAGGCTACCGGGTAGTCTGCTGCCAGGGTGGCGAACCGCGGTGCCACGCCCTGCACGCCGTTCACAGCAGGCGAAGCGCTGCCGCTCACGCCGACCGAGGTGGTCCCGACGCCGTAGTGTCGACCAGAGCCCAGCGCGGTCCCGCCGATGCCCACGTTGCCGGACGCCGCGGTGCGGACCTGGCCGTCAGTGCGGCCGACTGCGAAGCCGCCGATGCCCACGTTGCCGGCGGCGCGAGCCCTGGGGTCGATGTAGGAGGTGATGCCCACCGTGCCCACGGCGCGTCCGGCCAGCAGGTTGGAGATCACGGGGTTGTCGACGTAGTCGTCGGAGGTGTAGAGGGCGGCGTCGAGCCACGCGCGTCCGGTGCTGGGCAGCGAGCTGGTACGAACCACCACGCCGTCGACTAGGAAAGTAACAACCCCGCTACTGCGCGACACACGTAGGCGCGGCCGGGTGCTGAGGTCGACGGTGATGGTCTGCACCGAGGCGCCGTTCTCCAGCAGCTCCGTGACGCCTGAGTGGACGTAGAACGCGTGCGTGCAGTTGTTGGGCAGCGTGCTGTCGGTGATACCCGCCAGGCCGACGACGGCGCCGGTGGCCAGGGGGGAGATTTCGAACTCGACGTAGCCGTTGCCACTAAGGTAGTTGATCGACCGGCCGCCGGCGTTCCACCCGCGCAGGTTGTCGTAGGTGATCACCGCCGGCACGGACGGTATCGGCGCCACTGCAGGCGTGCACACCTGGACCTGGTACGTGTAGGACGGACCGCCGAGGAAGTCAGCGTAGATGCCACCGAAGACCTCGAGCGCCTTCTGCGGAGTCAGGCCGGAGAGCCGGCCGTAGTAGATGATCTGGTTCAGCGCCTCGTCCAAGGTCTGGACCGTGCGCGTCTCCCACCAGCAGCGAGCAGGCGAACCGGCCTGCCCCGGCTGCGCCGGCGTGTATTTCAGCGCTGGCTTCTTCAGCAGCCGGTTGGCCATGCGGTTGCTCCCTTACTGCTCCAGCATGCTGATGGAGTAGAAGTCGATCTTCTGGACGGCGCCGGCGGTGAGCGTGGTGCTGCTGAGGCTGAGGTCTTTACCCGACAACGCCACCTCGCCCTGGATACGCACCGCCGAAGTGCTTGCGTCGTTGGCGTCGGCGGAAAGCACGTGGCGGTAGAAAGTGGCAGTGCCGCTGGCACCGCACACCCCGGTCCAGATCTCGGCCAGGTTCTTGGTGATCGTGCCGTCGTTGGCAGTGGCCTCGAAGGTAAGACCAGCGCCTTCCGCCTTGATAGTCACGAGCAGGGTGTTGGACACCGAGACCGCGTCGTTCGAGGTCGCCGGGACCGGGCCGGACCAGATACGAATCTCGCCGCCGTTGAGTAGCGTCCGAAGGGCGCCGGTGGCAAGCAGGCCGTTACGCAGCGCAGTGCTGAACTTGAGCGCCATTACGATTCACCTCGGATGACGATGTCGTTGGTTGCGAAGGAGTTAACCGTACCGGCCACGGTAGGTAGCGGACTGACAAGAGCCAGCACGGCCAGGGTGTTGCCGCCGGTGGAAGCGCTCTTCACGGTGATATGGGTGACGGTGTAGGAAGCCCCGCTGGCCGCTGCGTTGAACACCACGTCGGCGTTGTTCTTGGCCACGTAGATCAGGCCGTCAGCGCTCTTCACGAAATCCACGGCCTTGCGCACGTAGTTCGCGTCGGTGCCGATGACAAGCTCATTGGCGGTGCCGGCGGTGCCCGGGTCGCCAGTGTGCAGCGCGATGTACAGACCGGTCGGGGTAGCGAAGTAGGTCTCGATGATCTGGTCGCTGAGATAGGTGGTGGTCGTCATGGTTCACCTCAGACCAGGGTAGTCGGGACCAGCGTGATGCCGGCGCGGACGCGGAGGGTGAGCCCCGCGGTGATGTCTTTCGGCGAGGCGAACCGCGCCACCGAGAGCAGGAGGCCGGTGCTCGAGTTCTTCGCCGAGCTCGACACCAGGAAGCCGCCGTAGATCCGCTGATCGGCGGTAACGGAGAATTCGGCCCGGGCGGCCACGTTGTCCCAGGCTCCGGCGCCGTCGTACACGCGGCTCCACAGTGGGCGAGTGGCTTGCGAGTAGCCGGTGAATTCCTGAATGGTGCCGGGGATGTCGGCCGAAGTGGCCCCGTTGACAGGGACGTAGTTGTTCTGGAACAGGCCGATGTAGTAGGTGCCGATGGGGGACGTGTCGCCGAACATGGCCTGGGCCAGGTAGTTGACACCGGTACTCGGGATCAGGTTACGCTCAACCCAGCGGTCTACGACCCGGTCCCCCTTAAGCAGCTCGAACTCGTAGATGTACGCCAGCATTATTCGATCTCCATGTCGAAGAAGTCCTCGACGCCGAGGGAGTTGGTGTTTGTGGCGCCCTTGAGGTTCGTTACCACCATCTGCACGCCGTTGTGATCTACCACACCCGCGCTTGCATGGCTAGCAATAACGGGAGCGTAGCTGTTGCGCTGCGGTAGTTCAAGAGCCCCGGTGGGGCTGCCGAACGCTTGGCCGTAGCGAGTGATCCAGGTGGCTCTGCCGTCCGGCAGAAGAACACCGCTGCCGGGCACCGCACCGACTTCGAGCACGACGGCCTGCTGGACCTTGGTAGTTCCGAAGTCAGCGACGAACCAGGTACGCGTCTCGGTCGCCACGTAAACGCCGCCCTCCACACCGATCACGACAGTGATCGGGGACTCGTAGGCCAGATAGCCGGTGGCGAAGTTGACCAGGTGGACGGCGAACGGCTCGGTAGCCCACAGCACGTTGCCGGCCGCCAGCAGCAGGCGCCCCTTGTGCGAGGCGATCAAGTTGGCGTTCGGCGGGGCCTGGAGGTTCATGGTGGTCAGCCGCGCCGTCTGGTCCTGCGCCGGAGTACTCAACGTGAACTCGCCAGTGGCGGTGGTCTGGAAGTAGAGGGTCTCGCCGTTGGTGGCGCTGGCGTATACTTTGCAGCTCACGGCGCCGGGCGGCGCAACCCAGGAGACGGTTATCGAGGAACCGTCGGCCACCTGGACGATCATCGGGTCGCAGCCGGTTTCCGCTGCGAACTGATCCACCGCTGTCACAGCCAGCCGGTACACGCCCCCCGGCAGGGCTCCGGCACCGACGCCCACCATCAGGTTGATTTCCGGCAGGCACCAAGGACCGACCGTGGTCTCGCGGACGCGCAGCATAGTCGCGCCGATGTTCAGGAACGCGTCCCCGTTCATCGAAGCCCCGGCCACCTCGCCGTCCGGTGCCGCCCCCAGGTCCACCACCGTACCGGCGTAGGGGATGAAGCGCTGCAACCTGTCGCCGACGACGATCAAGTCGCCGTTCACCTCTACCCCGCCACGCAGGTTGTCCAGCTGCAGGATGCGCTGCGCCCCAGCGCGCAGCTGCAGGGCGCCGCCCTCGACCGGGTCCATGTTGGAGATCTCGCGGACGGCGTTGGCCGGCAGGTTGTTGACCTGGGCGATGTTGTTCATGCCACCGCTGAAGTCGGTGAACTGCTTACCCTCTTGCATTGAGCACCCGCTTGGCTGCTTCCCACCGTTGCAGCCTGTCGTCCACGCCGGTCAAGGCGCCGTTGATCCGCTTGGTGAGTCCGCGGAAATCGCCCACGTCGGCGAAGTTGTTGAGGCCGTTGCGACCCCAGTACTCGCCAGCCGTCAAACAGCTGTACTCCGGCGTCAGTACCAGGTCCGGGTGCCCCACGAAATCAGCGCTGAGGGCCTTGCCCATCGACGCGTAATTGGCCTTGCCGGTGATCTGGATCAGGCCCCGGCCGCGGTAACGCCAGCCGTCACCGGTGGCTTCGCCGCCGTTACCCAGCCGGTCGGCGTACACGAAGTTGGCGATCTTCTCCGGTTTGCGCGCGTAGGCGTTGGCGTCCACGCCCTGGAACCGTGCCGGCCACACGCGCTTCAGCGCCTCGGCGCTGTAGTTCAGGTTCTCTTCGAACCGGGTGAGCCCTGCGCTCTCGTGCCCGACCTGCGCCAGGAACGCCGCCATGCGCACGGCGGTGTCGATGCGGTAGCGGACCATGGTCCGGTTGAGGAAGGGCAGCAGCTCCTCGTCAGCCTTCGGGAACAGGGCTTTGAATTGGGCGTCAGTGAGTCGCATCGTGTTGCTCCTTTGTCCATCGCTGCAGCTCTACCAGGGTGTCTCGCGACACTCGGCACACCAGGTTGTTGCGGACGATCGTCGGGTAGACGTCGACGTCGGTGCCCGCGGTTATGGGCTCGTAGTCCTCGGGCGCCTCCAGTAGCCGCTGGTCAGGGAGCTGCGGTCTCGGGCACTCCGGGGACACCAAGGGAGCGGTTGTACCCCCACACGAAATCAGCAGGAAGCACGCACTTGCCATGATCAGGGTTCTGCACATACCGGACGATCTCCTTGGTCACCACTCGGACTGTCTCGGCCTGGGCCTTCTGAGACTGGTTGACGCGCTCCGTGCTGTCGGCGGTCACCGCTGTCTGCGCAGCTTCCACCTTGGCGCGCAGGATACGCTGGTCGTTTGCCTGGTCATAGAGGCCTTGCTTGTAGGCCAACATGTCGTTGTCCGCCACGACACCGCGCGCGTACCAGCCGCCTGCAGCGGCCGCGACCACTGCGCCTACCGCGATCCACTGGCTCAGCGATAGCGTTGGCACGCGTTGTAGCTCCTACGGTCGGTGAGCACCTTTATCTGGGCCAGGTAGAAGAACGCGTTGGAGAAGTTGAACCCCATCAGCAGCGCCGACGCGAGGCTCGTAGTGAGCACGCGTCCGAAGTTGTCGACGGTGACCAGCACCTGGGCCAGGATGAACATCGCGCTGAGGGCCCCCAGCATCGCCACGATGGTCTTGTCGCTCTCGCGGCAGGGGCCGTTAACCCTGAAGAACGTCACGGCCTTGGCGATGACGAACGCGTGGATCAGCGTAGTGAGGACGGTCACGACGAGCATGCTATTCACCTCGGGCTCCCATGCGTTTGTCCAGGTAGGCGAGTACCTTGTTTTCGACCAGGCCCAGCGCTGGGTAAGCGCAGAACCCCAGCATCATGAGCCACCCGCCGAAGTTCTTGGTGTCCGGCGGGATGAAGCCGCCAAGGGACTGCCCTACGAAAAACGCGAGGAACAGGTTGATGTTGAAGGTCAGCCACACGAACTTCTTGTTCTTCGTGACCATGGTGTACAGGTAGCTGGCCGCGCCTCCGAATGCTGCCAGGAGGCCCATCTGGGCCCACTGCCTGACTTCGCGCAAGAAGTCTTCCATCGTTTATCTCCCCCCCGTTGGCTGCCTGGATTATATGCCAACTGCTGCTCGAACAGAGGGGCTCGGCGGCAGAGACAGCGGAGTACCGAACGCGTCAGCGTTCGACTGGCTCCGTGCCTGGCGCACCGTTGCCCGGCGAATGTCCTGTGCCTTGATGGCCTGGTCGGGGACGGAAGCATTCCACGCCTGGATTTTGGCCATGGCTTCCTGCACCAGTTCCCTGTCACCCGTCGATTGGCCGATAGCCAGCTGGTTCAGGTAGCGCTGCTTGACCGTGCTGATGCGCTTGGTCGCCTCGTAGGTCGCGCCGCGGGTCTCTTCCGCCTCGGCGCGCGAGCCGCTCTTCAGACCAACTGCCGCCGTCACGGTGTCCCAGACATTCGGATCGAAGTAGCTGACCTGCCGCGCGTCCTTAGCGCCGCCGGCGTCAGTGTAGGCCTTGAGGGCGTCGGCGAAGGGTTTCGGAGCGGCGGACTTCAGGGCGCCGGCGACATCGCCGTCGAGCATTTTCGCAGCACCATCCGACCACGCAGCGCCCAGGCCCAGCCACGGGCCGAGGTTGCGCATGGCGTGGTACTGGAACACCTCCTTGGCGGTGGCGTCTTTCGGCTCGTACTCCTTGTCGCCGAAGTACGGAATCAGGGTGGCAGCGCTCAGGCGGCTGGTGTCCAGCGCGCCAGACAGCAGGCCGTGCGACAACCATTGCGGGACCGAACGCGCGAACTCGGTCTGGCTGTCGAGCAGGTCGTCGTCATCCCGGAACGCGTCTGCGATAGCGAACGCGATCGGCGAGAGCACGGTGCCGGCGGCGCCGGCGAAGGCTGCCTGCATGCCCAGGGTCCAGGCCAGGGTACGGCGCGCGGTGGCCTTCTCTTCGGGGGTGCCGGTGAAGCTGTCGCGAATGTCCTTGGCGATCATGGCCAGCATGTTGAACCGGTACTGCTGGAACTGCAGCGCCAGCTTGCCCAGCGGCCCCTGCATGATCGTCGGCTTATTCGACTGGGAGTAGTCGAACTGGGTGTCGTAGACCGCGTCTTCTGCGGCGTCGGTGATCTGCGCCAGCTGCGCCGGGGTAGGCCTGGCACCTGGCTGCAGGCCGAGCTTCTGCGCCTCCAGCTGCGCGGCAGCGTATGCCGTGACCTGGCGGTTGAACACTTCGGACTTGTTCATCGCCAGCGACATGACGTTCATCGCTGTGCGCCAGTGGCCGGACATCGCTGCGTTGTCGCCGCGCGCCAGACCCGTGAGGTCATGTGCCTGGGTGAAGTCGAGGACGCCGCGCTGTTGCAACTGGTCCAGCACCTGACGCTCCAGGCTGCCCTCAGCGACCGTCGAGCGCGCGCCGAGCATATTGCCGCGGCTGCGCACGAACGTGTCCAGGGCGCCCTTGAACGCGCGCAAGGCGCCAGTGGTGCCGTACTTGCCCACCAGGCGAGGAATGGCCACCATGGGTGTCTGCATGGCGTTGATGAACATCTGGCTGGGCGAGGTCATGTACATGACGAAGCCAGCCTGGGTCAGCCAGTCGACGATGGGCGTCTGCTCGGCGCGCAGGGACGCTGCGTGCTGGGTCTTGATGGCGTTCACCACCTGCTGCATCTTGCTGGTGTTCGAGTCCGGCTCGGTCTGGGCCTTCTCGGTGACGAACTGCTGCAGCTCGGTCAGCTTGTTGCTGATTTGGCCGTCGTACTGGAGCGCCGCGATGTTGCGGGCCGCCTTGGTCGAGTAGTCGTTGAACGCCCGGAAGGCGTCGGCAGTGGCACCCTCGACGCCTTTGCGTACGTTGGCGTGCTGCAGGAACGATTGCTGCGGGAGCGACTGCAGGTAGGCCTCTACGAGCCCTTTGCGCAGCTCGTTGCGCAGCTGGGCCTGCGACTCGTTGGGTAGCGCAGCGTCCACCGACCCTTCCAGCTTCTTGATGGTCGCGTCGTTGATGCCGTCCAGGTTCCAGTCGAACTTCTGGCGCACCGTGCGGTTCACCTTGTAATCGCTCGTGCTGGCGTACTGGCCCTTGCGCAGCTGCGCGGCCACAGCGTCGGCTTCCGCTGCGCTCTCGTGACCGGAGAACCAGGCGATCTTGCCCTGCTTGTCGCGCACGGTCACCAGGTAATCGCCGTAGCGCTGCAACGGCGAGTACGGACCGGTGCGCATCTTGTTGAGCGCGGTGTCGATGGTGCGGCCGTACTGCTGCTTGAACAGCTCCGAGTCGCGCGGCGCACCAGTGACCCGCGACAGCTCATTGGCCAGGGCCTCAAACCGGCGGTTCCACAGGTCCGAGTAGACCCCCTGCGACTTCTTGTACAGCTCCTGGCCGGTCTTGCCCAGCGAGGTGTAGAGCTCGCTGAGTTTGGCGTGCGCGGCCTTGCGCTCGGCTTCGGTGAAGCTGAAGTCGTTGTAGTTGAGGTCGGACTGCTCGGACCACTTGCGGTCGGGGAACACCCGGTACAGCGTAGCGTTCTGCTGCAGCGTGTTGAGCGCCTCGGCCTTTTTCGCAGTGGACCTGTCGCGCGCGAACTTGTCCCACTCCTGGGCCAGGCTCATGGGGCCAGTGTTGAATTGCTCGCTGCCGTATTTGACCGGACGGTCCTCGGTCAGGGTCTTGTTGTACGTCGCTTCCTTGGCACGTTTGAACCGAGCGAAATCGGCCAGCGGCTTGCGGTCGCCGTCACTCAGCAGGTCGCCATAGAGATTGTTCATCTGGTTGAGCGGCACGGCGTCCAGCAGGCGCGAGAACACGCCGCCCACGGTGAACGACTCGCCGATGCCCTTGGCGGTCTGCTTACCCGCGTCGTACGCCGCCTTGACACCGTCCTGGAGCGTGCGCGGAGAGGTCGTGCCGTTGGCGCCGGCGATCGCCGTCTGAATGTCGTCGAGGGCGCGCGAGTACAGCGGCTGGCCGCCGATGCGCCCGGGGTCACCCAGCATGCGGTCGAGCTCGGCCATCGCCTCTTCGTTGGTCAGCGGGTTGTTCGGGTCGATGGCGCTGCCCTGACCGGCGATACGCGCACGCTGGTACGCCACGGTATCTTTCAGCAGGGTGTCCACGTCCTTCGACGGCACCTGGTACTTGCTGTAGCCGAAGATCTTGGCGAACAGGTTGTCCACGCCGGCGCGTAGCTTGGACGTGACGTCGCCGGTGAGGCGCTCGCCGCCAGCCAGCATATCTGCGAGGACTTCTTCGGCAGCGGTGGAGCGGTCGAGGCCGGTGTCCATCTTGCCCTTGATACGCTTGCGCAGTGCGGCGTTGGCCCACAGACGGTTGGTCACCGCCGGCAGACGGTCGCCGAGCAGGCCGGCCAGCCCCTGGTGGCCCCGTTCGTGCGCCAGCACCATGGCCAGCTCTTTCGCGGAGCCGATGTTCTGGCGGATCAGGTGCAGCTGGTCGCCGATGTACACGCCGTTGGCGTCGGCCGGCGCCGTGTGGCCAGTAGCGTTCTTGAACGCGGCGACGTTGTCGTGAGCAACCACTGGGGTGCCAAGGCGGGACGCGTTGGCGACCAGTTCGGCGAACGTCTCGGTTTTCAGCGGGGTCGTGACGGGCGCCTCGGCGCGGCTGAATTTGCCCAGCTCGAAGCGGTCGTAGCTCTGGCTGTAGGTGTTGACGAGTTCGTCCTGCTTGGCTTGCGGGAGCGCCTTGAAGGCCTCGGTCTGGATCAGCGAGTTGTACACCGCGTCCAGCTGGTCGGTGTCCGGCGCGCCGCTGAGCGACTCGGAAGCGATCTTCACGGCGCGGTCTTCGAACATCGTGCGGCGCGCCGCCGGCGAGAGCCGAGTCATGCTCTGCACCATTTCCGAGGCCTGGCGCAGCAGTTCAAGGTCCGCGATGGTCGTGGCCGACTCGACGCTGTCGGCGAGGACGCGGCGCGCGGCTGGGACCAGGTTGTTCTTGCCCTGGCCTTCGGCGTCCACTAGGTCTTGGAGATCTGCGGCGCGCTGGGAAACTGCGTTGTCGATCTCCCCTACGACCGGAGCGAGCGCGGCAGAGTTAGTACCAAGCGCTCTCGGGAGTGCGTCCAGCGCGTCTTTTCTGGTCTCACCCAAATAAACGCCGCGCTCGGCTCCCTCGGGAGCGTAGTACCACCCCGACAGTTGGACACCGCCATCGCCTGCCTGGCGGTAAACACGGGCGCTGCGACCGTCATCCATAGCGACTTCGTAGTACGTGCCTTCATCCGCGTAGCCAGATCTCACCTGCTTAACGTTCGTCACCCGCGGAACTTGTTCGACAGAAGATTCGACCTGGTCCACCACCTGCTGTTCGAGGCTCGGAGCAGCTTCCGGCGCGGCGCCCAGGGCGGGCTGCTCGGCTGCTCCGTTGGCGTCCATGGCAGGGACTGGCGGCTGAGCGGCGTACCGCTCGGCCAATTTTGCTGCAAAGAGCGGGGCGCGAGCTTCGTCAGCACCCAGCTGACCACCTACCTGGCGCAGGAACTCGACAGCACCAGGGTCTGTTGGGCGGATGCCGCTGGCTGCCGCCGCTTGCTCGAACTGGGTCCATGCCGCGCCGCGGAAGTTCGCAGCTTTCAAGCCGAGGTCTTTCGCCAGGAACGACTTCCAGCTCGGGATAGGCCGGTCGAACGGCAGCGGCGGCTGGACCTCGGCCGGCACCTGGGCCAACACCGGAGCTGCGCCCGGCTCTTCGGCGGCGCGGAAGAACGCACCCTGGTCAGCCAGCGGCCCGCCAAGCAGGTCGGTGCCGCCCAGCTGCCCTTGGCGAGCGCGAGTCGACGCGATCGCGTCAAGCAGGCTGCCGGTACGCGGCGCGGCCGCAGCGTCGACCGTTTCAACAGGCAGTTCTTCTACCTGCATCTGGGGAATCGCTTGGGCCCGCACGCGAGCGATCGCCGCGCGGGCGCCGGTGAGTTCTTCGACGTCGGGGGTCGGCAGGCCCACGTCGGTCTGCACTTCGCCCAGGTTGTCGTAGGGTAGCGGGCCGGTGTCGCTGTTGATCTCCGGCAGCATGTTCGGCAGGTTCTGCACGTACGCCTGCTCCGCGCGCACACGCTGCATTGCCGCGTTCAGCCCGGTAGGCTCAGGCACCGGCGCGTTGCTCACTGGCTGCACGAACCGACGACCGAGAACGCCGCGCAGCCCCCGCAGTTCGCCCTGGGCGTCAGGCGCAGCCTGTTCGGCAGAGAACTCGTTCAGCGTCGACTCAATCTGGTCGCGCAGGCCACTGCTCTGGCGCGGGCTGGAAGACACAGCGCCGAGGCCGCCGCCGAGCAGGCCGCCAGCCAAACCACCGAGGGCCGCGGCCTGACCGACGCCTTGGCCAAGGTCGACGCCAGGCGCGAACAAGTTCTGCGCCAGCTGCTCCACGGACGACTGCGCAGCTTCTTCCGTACCTTCGCGGAGGAAACCACCGGCCACGCCGCGAGCGACACCGCCGGCACCGGTCTGGAACGCAGCGCGTGTGGCTGGGTTGAGGGCGTTGGCTGCTGCCGCTTCCAGCGCGCCGGCGCCAGTAAGACGGCTCAGCGCAGGAGTAGCCAGGCCGGCCAGCAAGCCCGCGCCGACACCGCCGAACTGCTGGAGGTCTTCACCACCGCCTGCGTCGCGTATGGCGTTGATCGCGTCGACGTTGGTAGCGCCTGCGGTTTGCGCACCGGCGGTCCGCACTGCGGCCGTAGTAGCCGCTTCGCGAATCAGCTTGGACGCGGCAGCCTGTTCCAAGCCAGTAGTCGCCGCGGCTGCCACACGGCCAGCGCGACCGGCCACAGCAACGCCGGGGATCAGCGACGGTGCGTTGCTCACTACCAGATCTTGCAGCAGCGCTGGACTGGTGACGTACGCCCCCAGGCCTGCCGCTACGCCTTCCTCATCGAACGCGCGCTGAGCTTCGGCCGCGCGCGCCTGCGTCGGGGCAGACTTGGCTCCTTGCAGAATCTGGTTGGTCTCCGCGAAGTCTCGCGAAATCCCTGCGCCACGGTCGAGCAGGCCCAGGGTTGCCAGGTTCCCAGCCCCATAGAGCGCCTGCCCCAGACCCACCACGCCTTGGGTCAGCTGCAGTCCAACGTCTTGCGCGACTTCGCCGAATGTTCGGCTGCGCGTGGCGTCGCGCTGGCGCAGCAGTTCCGCCTGCTGCGTCTCAGCGTCGGCTGCCTGCTGCGCTTGACGTTCAGCCTGGAGCTGATAAGCCCTGGCGACGATATCCGCGTAGTTGGTCTGCGCCGCCATTACTCGCCCCCGGTGGCCAGTTGTTGTCTTGCCGCTGCGAGCTGCGCCAGTTCGGTCGGGCTCAGCGCAACGATACTACCGTCCGGCATCTGCTTGGCATATGGCAGGCCGAGGTTGTCGTTGATCAGCTTCGGAGTAGCCGGAGTAGCACCGCTAGCCAGCGCCGCCGCGCGTTCAGGTTCGCCGTTCTCGAGCGCTTGCAGCGCGAGGGCCTCACGCAGCTGCAGCAGCTGCGCTTCTTGCGCTGCCTTCTGGTTCTTGCCAGTGTTGGCGTCGAGCGACGCCTTGGCCAGGGCCGCACCTACAGCAGCCTGTCCGCGCGTGCTGGCTTCCTGCAGGCCGTACTGGCCGGTCAAGTCGACGGCGGCGAGCTGTCCTGCGTTGGCCAGGGCGCGTTCCTGGATTGCCGCGGCCGCGCCGATGTTCGCCCGGGCCAGGTCAGCGCTGGCGCCAACGTCGGTGCGCGCCAGGTCAGCAGTAGCACCAGTGGTTGCGCCGAGCAGCGGGGTCAGTCCGGCCAGCTGCGCGCGCGCAGCGCCGATCTCGCCGATCGACGAATCCGCACTGAGGTTGTCCTGCGCAGCGGTAAAACGGTCCAGAAGCTGAGTGCGCTGGCGGTTCAGTGCGGCTTGCTGGTCGCTCTGCTGCATGCGCTGCAGGTACTGGGTGGCAGTCTCGTTCCCGCCGCCGAACCCCATGGTGAGGCCAGCACCGACTGGTTGCGCCAGGTTGCTAGTAACGTTGCCGGCGGCGTCGACCGTGCTGGTGTTGGTCACATCGAACGCGTTCTGGCGTCCAGCCGCGTTAGTCGGTCCGGCGATAGGGGTCGGGGCCCCAGGGGCTGCCTGGGCGGCGCGCCGCGCGTTGTTCGCTGCGACTGCCGCAGCCTGGCGCTTGGCGATATCCGCCTGGTTGTCCTCGATGGCCGCAGTGAGGCCCAAGCCGAGCTGAGCGTCATAATCCGTGGCGTACGGGTCGGCCACACCGGGGATCATCGGGATGTCTTCGTTGACCCCGTAGTAGTTGCCTACCGTTCTGCGGTTGTCGGCCATCAGTCAAACCTCGCGTTCACACCGAACTGCACTGGGGACGCCTTGGCGCGCTTGGCGTCTATGTTCATTTCGTCTACCGCCTGCAAGAACCTGGTCTTGTGCGCGCTGGCCTTGGCCATGTTCTCTGCGTCCACGTCGTGGTTGCGGAGCGCCCGCCATGCAGCCCATTCGAGGAGCTCGAGGTGGTAGTCCTCGTCGACCTCTGGACTGGCGGCCAAGTTGGATTTGGTCAGCGGGTTCAGCGGCAAGCGCGCCACGCGCAGATAGGCGATCGTGCCGGCGAACTCCTCGCTGGGTATGGGATACAGCCGCAAGGTACGGTCGGCTTCATCGAGTGAAAACAGCAGCGGGCGGCCGCGGCGGGACGCTTTCACGTTCACGCTGCCGGTGGCCACGTTGCCGGGATAGCCGTTCAGTGCGTCGTTCTGCGACGGGCGCAGCTGATACCCCTGGATGTGGACGTCAAGAACGTCGAGCACGCGCTTGTCAATGACATACTCGGCTACGTCCGGCTGCAGGGTGACCTGTGTGACAGCCGCGGTGGTCTTGTCACGCAGGCACTGGGTCATGCGGCAGAACTTGCGTTCGGCCTCGTTGATGTAGCGGATCAGCGTCTCGTCGGTCCACAGGTATTCGTCGCTGCTTGCGCCGACGCGGTAGGTGACGTCCCGCAGGATGTTGTTACGCAGCTCTGCGAGCAGTTCCTTGAGCGTCACGACGAATACCTCGCTGGTCAGTCCAGGCGCTGGAAGGGGAAACGGGAGGCCTTACGGTAGCGCACAATGCGCCCGGACTCCATGATCGGCTTGTCTTTTATGGCGTTTTTCAGGACTTCGATCACCGACTCGGGGACCGACACTTCCTCGCCAGCCTTGATCAGGTAGCCCTTGCCGTTGACGCCAACGTAGAGACCGGTGGGTGGGATCTCGTCGTTTTCTTCGAGGATGATGCGGACGCGCTTTTCTTCCTGCGGTACGCCGACCGGGGTATGCACTTCGGCGGACACCTGGGCGAACGCCTCAGTGGCCACCTTGAGGGCTTCGGCGGTTTTGGCCTGCACAGGCTTGGCCGCTTTCTTGGCGCGCGGTTTCTTCGCCGGCTGCAGCGCAGCGGTCTCGGGTTTGGTCTCGTCGAGGGTGTTGAGGTCGATATCGGTGCTCATTCGTCAGTCTCCTTGAACGCCTGTGACAACGCGGTTTTGAATTCTTCTGCCGGTTCCATGGCTTCTTTTCCCTGTTCTTTCATGATCGGAAGCACGCGCACCAGATCGGCGGCTAGGGCTTCCGGTGTGTCGTACACGCGCTGCTTCCACGGATCTTCCCATGGGCAGCAGTTGTCGCGGTTTTTCTTGCGGACTTCGGGGTCTTCGTACTCGAGCACGTACCCGTTTTCGGCGGTGGTGATGCGAACGCAGTTGCTCATGCCCGGCGCCTCGATTGCTATGTCGTTCACTGTAGCCCCCTATGAAAAGGCCCGCCACCAGGGCGGGCCTTTCGTTCAGCAGGCCGTTATACGCTCGCAGCGACTTCGGCGCGGATCAGCCAGGCATCCTGCAGGATGACGGTGGCGTTCCACACTTTCCAGCCGGCGGTGCCGCGCTGAGCCAGCGGGTCGACGTTGGTCGGCTTCGGCTGTACGACCATCACGCTGGCCACGTTGTCGCCTTTCAGCGGCACCAGGCCATAGGCGTCGCGCGCGATGAACAGCACCGGGTAGACGTCGGCCGAGGAGCCAGTGGTCGACAGCACGGTGCCACCAGCTGCGCCGCCCGCATCCGGGAAGGATGCGAATACGGTCGAGCGGATGTAGCGCACGTCGTCCACCGAGCCGATCTCGCCTTCCATCGGGGTGATCGACGCGTAGTGCTTGGTCGACACGAAGCCGTCCATTTTGCGGATGTCGTTCTCGACGTCCGGGTGGCACAGCGCAACGAAGGAGGCTTCGATCGGCTGGGTGTTGTAGGCCACCGAGGACTTCACCACCGAGGTGATGGTCATCGCGTTCTGGCGCTTCAGCGCGCGGGTGATGCGCATCTGCAGCTCGCGGGTGAGCACAGTATTGACGGCGTTGCGGGCGTTGCCGTTGGCGTAGAACACGTTGGTGCCAGCCTTCAGCACGTTGAACCGCAGAGTCTCGATGGTCACCGCCATCTGCTCGCCGAGCATGTCGGTCAGCTCGCGCAGCAGCGCGGGCATGTCCTCGTGCAGGTCGAGGATCACGTCGGTGAACTCGATGTAGTTGCCGTACTGCACCAGGGTAGCGGTGTAGTCCTTGTTCGCCATCTGCTGACCAGCGGGGGTCACGCCCTCGACCAGCGGGGTCAGCGCCAGCGGGATGCTGTAATTGCCGGCCTCGCCAGAGTAAGCACCGGTGCCGCCGTCGATGTAGTAACGGCGCCACTTGGCGACCTTGGTGTTGTTCTTCGGAATGGGGTAAGTCTGGCCGAACTTCTCGATGGTCAGCAGCGGAAGCGCGCGCTTCAGCAGGTTGGCGATCGAGTAAGCCGCCTGACGCGGGGTAATGTCGCCGTAAGTAGTGCCGCTGTACGACATGGTCTATCTCCTTTGTGTCGTCAAGATGCGCTTGCGATGGCTTCTTTCCAGGCCAGATCGAAGTCGGTCTGGTCCTTCCCGGTGGGGATGCCACCACGTTGAGCTGCGGTCACGGCTGCAGTGGCTGCGGCGGCTTTCTCCCGGGCGGGATCGGGCGCGGCAGGCGCGGCAGGCGTAGGTGCAGCAGGTGCTTCTTGCGCGGCTGGCGAGGCTGCTTGCGTGGCTGGCGCTGCACCCGTCCGTCCCGTCGCTTCCTTGAACAACGACACCAGGCCAATGACCTGTTGCGCGTTGCCTTGTTTGAGCACCTGAGCCCCGCTGTCGCGGACCATCTGGTTCGGGTGCTCTTTGACCCACTTGACCACGTCCCCGGTAATCGATTCGATATCCGGGTGGGCGGCGTGGATCGCTGCGGTGTGCGCGGTAGTTGTCGATCGTTGCATGTACGCGCGGACCGGCGCCAGCTCACCTTGCACTTCCAGTTTGAACTGCGCCAAGGCCAGCGCGATCGCGGCCTTGGTGCGGATCTGCTCGGCCTGGGACACTTCGCCCCACTCCGAGTCGTATTTGTCCAGCACCGCTTTCTCGTCGGCGCTGATGAAATCTTCCAGCTTCGGCTCGGCCTTCTGTATCGGCTCGGGTTGCTGCGACTGCTGAGCCTGGCGCTGCGCTTCGACAATGGCCTGGGCGAGGAATGTCGGGTCAAGCGGTGCCGGCTGGTTCACCGGGGTCGGCGCAGGCGTCGGAACAGGTTCCGGCTTGGCGTCTACTTCAGGAGCCTCAGCCGCAGGAGTCGGCTGCGCAGCAGGTTCGTCAGCTTTCGCCGGCTCGCCTTCAGCAGAAGCAGCGGCAGCCGGATCTTGGGCCGGATCTTGTGCAACAGGAGCCTGCGCAGGCTCTGCCGGGTCCGGCGCGCTTGCCTGCGTATCAGGTGCCGAGCTCTCATTCATCGCCTCGGTGAGGGCAGAGTCGAACTCTTGTTGGGCATTGGCTTCGTTGTTCATGAGCGCTATTTACTCCGCGGCTGTGATGTTGTCAATAACTTACTAAGCGGCCGGTTGTCCCGGCTTCTCTGGCATGGGACGCTGCAGGATGTCCACAGCGTCCCTGTAGGCCTGCGCCTTACCCTGTAAACGCGTCAGCTGCGCCGGGTCGGAGGCCTTGAGCAATGCCTGCAGCTCCTGGTTCATCTGGTGCTGGAGGAACTGCACCACCAGCTTGACCTCGTGGCTGTTCTTGATTTCCGCCAGCTGCTGGCGTAGTTCGTTGCGCTGCTCGAGCGACTGCATGAGGGCTGACTCCTTGGGCCAACGCGTCGAGGACGGCTTTGAAAGTAGCCACGTCCGCGGCGTCGACGTTTTTCTGGGCCTGGGACGCTTGCTTCAGCGAGTCGCTCGCCAGGTTCTTGAGCTCTTCTTCGAACATCCGACGGGCTTGGTCGCGCGCTTCCTGAGCCTGGCTTGCCTTGTCGTCCTGGCGCTGCTTGGCGACTTCCTCGCTGACCATGATCTGGTTCAGCGGCAGGTCGCGCGAGAGCAGGCGCTGTTTGGCCAGCTGTCCGAAGTCGATGTAGTCCTTCTCTTCCTCGAGCAAGGTGTTGGCCAGGTTGTCCAGCGCAGCCGCACGGATCTCCTTGGCGATCAGTGTAGTCGCTCCACGGCCGATCGGGCGAAGGTCGCCGACGATGTCGCGTCGCGGGTTCAGCGCCATGTTCCACTCGACCAGCGAATGGATGGCGCTCACCGTGAACTTGTCGAAATTCCGCACGATGTCGCGGAACGGCAGCGCCGCGTTACCAAGCACCATGGACATGTTGCCGGTCGTGCGCAGCGCCTCACCGGAACCGTCCATATCGCCACCGGTGATCGGGTTGACGAACGTCTCTGCGTCCGCGAACTCCAGGAACATCTTGACCACGGCCTGCAGCTCGGTGAGGTTGGAGTCGAATTTAACCGGGCGCACAGCTGGCGCATTACCCTGCGAGGCGTCAGGCTCCACCATCCACGCCTTGAACGGCTTGATGGTGGTGTCCTGGCCGGGGCTGAGACGGTTCCAGTCTACCTCGACGTTGGGCCCGCACACAGCCGACGCGTTGTCCATCAGCATGCGAGACGCCATGCTCACGGCCATCTGGCTGTCACGCATGATTTCCGGTAGGCCGGTGCCCATGAGGTTCACGTCGTCTTCTTCGAAGACGAACTGGTGGTACATCGAGGCGCCTTCCGGCAGTGGGTCTTCGGCCGCCTTGATCACGACGTCATCGAGCATCCACACCGTGGCCTTCAGCTCGGTGTTCAGCTTGCTGTCGTCGATGTTCACGCCGGCCTGGCTCAGCTCGTAGCCCGAGACGTACCCCCAGTACTCGACCACCTCGAACTTGCGGGTGTCGGCGACGACGTTGGTCTGTTCGCCAAGGGTCTGCAGCTCCGTCTCGTACGTCTGGCGCGTGTAGTTGCCATCCGCGTGGGAGCGCAAGTAGTCGTTGATGACGTTGCCGCGGAAGTCGGCGCGCTCGGCCAGCTTTCGCAGCTGGTGTCGGGAGAATATGTGGCGCTGGAACTGCCCATCCATCTGCGCGAAGGTCTTCGCAGCCAGGTCGGGGTAGTAGTCCCAGTTCGAAACGTACTCGAAGTAGGGACGATATGTCGTCTCCGTACCGACAGTGATGCGGCCGTCGGGCAACGTTACCGGGACCGAGCGGGTGTCGGCCAGCGTCATCGGGCCTTTCATGATGCCCGGCCCGTAGATCACCGCCGAGCGCACGACGCGGCGCGCCAGGGTCTGGTAGTCGCACGGGCCATAGGCGGCGATGTCCGCCAGCTGGTCATCGATCTGGGCCTCCATCTTCTCCGCGGCGTTCGCCGCAAAGCGGCCCACGGCCATATCGAAGTCGGCCAGGTTGAAGCCGTTGTGGGTGGCCATCCATTGGTCGATCGCTGCCTGCAGCGCTTCGGGCGGCAGGCTCGGGGTCGGGCTGGCTTCCAGGCTCCAGTTCTTCTCGTCGGCGGGGAACAGCAGCGACGTCAGCCGAGAAACCATGCTCACGCATTTGACCCGGGTGATCTTGGGGTAGGCCCTGCTCTGCTGCGGGTCCATCCTGGAGATCAGGTCGGGGTCGTACTGGCCGAGGTACTGGCGGAGGTTCTTCATCCACTGCTCTTCGATCAGCCTGCGGTCGCGCGTGTACTGGGTGAACTTCGACCGCAGGTTACGACCGAGCGCTGTAAGCGCATCCGGGCTTACCTTGATTTCCGGGTCTTGAGAGCCGTCGGCCATGGCTTATCCCTAGTAGACGTAGCTGTTGCGGTAGGTCGGCATTTTTGGCATCTTGAGCCGTTTCGCTTCGCGCATAGCGTCGCGCTCGAACATCATGCACAGGTACTGGTTGGCGTCGTGCGGGTGAGAGTAGGCGTTTTTCTCCGGGCTGTCACCTTTGACCCCCTTGTTGTTGACCGGGTAGCGGTAGCCGGACGTAAAGCCACGGATCAGCACCTTGCACGACGGGTCCACCAGGTACGCGGCCTGGCCCTCCACCAGCCGGGTGAGCAGACTGTCGACGGCGCCGAGGCGGTCGGTCAGCGTGTTGCTGTGCGCCGGGTACACGCGGACGCCGAGTTCTTCCTCCAGCACCTGCCTGACGCTGCGCTCGTCGGTCTGCGCCCGCTGACCGCACGCGGGGTCCGCCTGAATGACCAGGTCGGCGTCGCGGAACTCGCGATTCAACAGCGGTCGGATCTTCTCGCGGCAGAACCGGCGCGCCCCCATGTTCTCACTGGTCAGCTCGCGGAGGATCAGCACGCGCCCCTGCGGGTCTTGCTGGCCGAAGATGGCCGCCGGCGTCAGGCCGGCGTCGAACCCGATCACCAGAGGGAGATGCGGATTGAACTGCAGCGGCTGCTTGGCGACGTGGACCTCTGGGTTGAACGAGGTGTAGATGGGCTTGCCGCGGATGCTGTAGCCCCACTTCACCTCGATGAACTGCTTGACCCATTGCGGGCTCTTGCCTTCGGCCAGGTTGGTGTAGTAGCCGCGGCCGCCCGGCAGGTTTTCGATGTTCTCGGCCTCGGGCGAAAACCCCGACGGCTGGATGAAAAACCCCATGTTCGACGGCTTCTGGTCATAGAGCCAGGTGTACCACCAGTCGTCCTCGTTGCCCGGGTTGCTCGCCCCCCACATGCCCCACCAGGTGGCACCGCCGTCTTTCTTCGACGGGTAGCGGCCGCAGCGACCAGACAGCGATTCGACGATCTCCTTGGGAATCTCGACGAATTCGTCCAGGATCGCGCCGGTCACCTCGAGCGATAACACCCGGCTGACGTCGTCAGGGGTGTCGAGCGGACGAAACAACACCTCAGCCTCGATGTCGGCGAAGCGAAACACGAACGTGTTCGTAGACGCCTTCCACGTGCCGGCCTGGCCGTGCTTGAACCAGGTGAAGAACGAGTTGAGGGTGGTGTCCTTCAGCTGCTGCATGGTGTTCCGCACGATAACCCACCGGGTCCGGCGTATACCGTCCACCGGGCTGGGCGCCTGTTTTGAGGCGTGGTAGACGATCTTGAACAGGATCGCCGTGGTCTTCGCCGAGCCTACCGGACCGACGATGAAGTTGTAGAATTTCTCGCTCTGGAGGAACGCGTCGGCGATAGGCTCCGGCGTGTAGTCAATGCTTACGCTCATTCCTTCTCGCCCTCGATCGTGACGCCTGCCCGGCCAGAAGAGCCGGTGATGACGTTGATGGTGAACCCACCGCCGCCTCCGAGGCCGCTTGCGCCGCCCTGGTTGTCGAAGCCGGCCCAGCGGACGGTGTCAGCAATCGCCTTGCGCCGGGTCTCGGCCGGCACGTTCTCGCGGTCGTGGGCGAGCATCCAGTTTTCCTCGAGCATGGCCTCGGCCTGCAGCTGGCACTTCAGCCTGAAGCTCATGCCGTCCTTGTCGAGCTCTTTTTTCAGGGTGGCCAGCGCCACGAGGAACGTGCTGTCCTCGAGAATCTCGCGCAGCTGGTGCGCCTGCAGGTCGTAGGCCTCGAGGATCTCCATTTCCGACGTGCCGATGGCCACGTCGACCAGTAGCTGCTTGTCCCAAGCGGGCTTACTGGTCTTCGAGACCGGGTTGTCGAGCTGGATCAGCTGCTCTGGCGTGTTGATGTTCATTGCACTGTCCCAATCATCAGGTGCCGGCGGAACCTGAACGCGCGTGCCGTGGTCCCTGCCGACTTCGTGATGCTCATGTAGGGGTTCCAGGCTATTACCGACGATAGGCTGAGGTTCACCACCAGGCTGGTCAGCGTCGAGCTGGTGAACGTGCTGAGCGTCGCCACCAGAGTAAATGCGCTGCCGGTCCACGTCCAGGTGATGGTCGCGTCGACGTCGACGCCAGCCGAGGGGGTTATCCCCGTGTCGACCGTCACCGTCGATCCTGCGTTGTTGACGTAGCTGAACAGCCAGCGTCCGCTGTTTACGTTGTCGACACAGCTGAACCACGCCTGCTTGCTGGACAGGCCGCCGCTGGTGACGCCCATCTCGCAGACGAATCGATCCGTAGCCGTGCTGATGGTCTGGATGTTACCGGTGAACTGGTAGGTCATCGACGCCATCTGGTTGTAGCGCAAGCCACCATTGATGATCCCGGCGAGCGTGCGGCCGTTCGACCAGTTGACGGTGCCCGTGGTAGTGGTCCCAGTGGAGAGGACCGTCGGCGATCGTCCGCTCACGGACGCACCAGTCCCCGTGATAGCCAGCAGGCTCTCAGATGCGTCTGCGTAGTCCGCGGCATTGCTCGACGAGTAGCCCGACCCCAACGGCAGCGTGTTCGTGTTGAGGATGCCGCAGGCCCAACCTATGTCGACGTCCGCGAACTGAGGAATGTACCCCAGTAGACCGTTCAGTACTTTTGTCTGGAAGTTGGCCTTGGTCGATATCCCCGTACTGCTCCCGCCCGACGTAGCGATGGTTACCTGGCCGGTGGAAGAGTTATAGGTGAGGGTTATCCCCGTGCCCTGCACGAGGCTGTTATTTGTCAGCACGTCGTACCACGGGGTGAAAGTGGACGTCGTGGGCGCGAAGACCCGATTGGCTATGCGGCTGAAGCTAGCCGATCCGCCGAACACCAACTGCGACGAATAGTTGCTGCCAGCTACCTCGATGATGTGGCGACCTTGCGACCACCCTGGCGGTAGGTTGGTTAGACCCGACGCCGGGGTGATGTATTTGCCACCGGCGCGGTAGTTGTCGAGGTTGGTCTCAGTGGAGACCAACTGGACGCCGATGCCGAACCCCCCGACCAACAACACGCTGCCGGTAGTAGCATCGACCGTCGAAGTCTGCTTGACCAGGTCGTTGGTTCGCCACAGCCTGCCCGACGTAGTGTCGGTCGCCGAGGTGGTTGCGTCCTGGACTGCGGCCGTTCCCAGCTGCACCCACCCGGTGCCGGTCTTCCACGCGTAGTTCAGCGTCGTGCTTATCGGCAACGGCAGTAGAGACCCAAGGTCTCTGGAGACCTTCGGCTTGCCGTTCTCGAGGACGACCGGAACCGGACCGGGCATTACAGGAGTACCGGCTGGAACTCGGCGGTGACCAGCTCAGTCGCGGACTTCGCGATGCCCAGGTACTGGACCATCTTGCCCGCGTTGCCGGTGTCGTTCGCGTCCAGCGGGGTGCTGATCACGCCGCCGGCGGTGCCCAGCCAGTACTCGCTGCCGATGGTCAGGCCGGTGCGCGAAGCGTTGGTGGTGCCGAGGCGCTTCACCGTGGCGCTGGCGCTGCTGGACACGGCGGCCTCGACATAGCCCCAGGCCTCGCGGCTATTGCTGTTGTCGGCCTTGCGCACGTTCAGCGCACCGGCGTTCAGGTACAGGTTCACGAAGTCCCCCGCGGTCAACGCCTCGCTGGCCGTCGCCACCACCTGGTTGGCGCCGATGCCGCTGGGCAGGAAGCTCGGGTCCAGCTTGCCGCCGGCGTCGGTGACGATGTACTTGCCCGCGTCGCCAGCGCCAGCACTGCTGGCGATGCCGAACAGCACCTTGAGTTTGCCGCTCACGACGGCGATGAAGCCCTGGGCCATGATGATCTCCTACAGTTCGATCGGGTCTTGGATGTTGAGCAGCACGCGCTTGGGCGACACCGCCGTGCCTACGAGCTGATAGTAGCCTACCACGGGCGGCACCTGGGTCAGCGTGCCACTGGCGCCCAGGTACACCCGCTCGCCGTCGGTCCAGCTCCAGCTGTTGTCCTCGAGCTCCCCGCTGCGCTGTACCGTGACGTCGTTCCCCGTGGTGCCGGCGGTCACGGCCACGCCCACCCACCGGTAGATGTTCGCCGCGTCCTGGCTGTCCAGCGCGAACACCTCGCCGCCCAGCTCGTAGACCATCTTCAGCGCGCTCACCGTCTCACCGGCGGTGAGCACCAGCGCCCCGCCCGACGGGCCGACCGGGCCTTGTGGGCCCGTACGTCCCTGGCTCTGCGCCACGGTGACGACGGCCCGGCCGTTGAGGACGGTCTGCACCAGGCGCTGCTGGGTCGGGGTGCGCAGGGGGATGAACGTACCGCAGCCGGCGGTGACCAGCGTGCGCTGGCCCGTGGCCGGGCGGATGACCAGGGTGGCGCAGCTCACTTGACCACTTCCCCGGTCACGACGACCGAACTGATCGCGTTGACCGGGAACACGTCCCCAGAGGGCGCTATGGCCTCGGTCTCGTAGACCCCCGCCGACCACGACAGGTCGGCCGAGGTGGCGGGGTCCATCGGCAGGATGATCTGCGACAGGGCGACGTCGACGATAGCCAGCTCGTCCGGGGGCGGTACGACGGCGCCATCGCTGTTCCACGTAAACAGGGCGCTGGTGGCCGACTCGCTGGCGCGGACCTGGGCCCTGGCCTCGTACCCGGTCAGGTCAGCCGGCTGGTTGTAGACCAGCACGCCCTCGCCGGTGAACGGCTTGAGGCAGTGGGCGTTGAGGGTGTTGATCTCGACCGTGTCGGCGTCGACGACCGTTGCGAAGTAGTACGGCTCTTCGCTGTCCAGGTCGGGGGAGTTGAGCTCTTCGGGTGCCTTGACGCACTCGATGCGGAACGGCCATCCGTCGGGGAGGCCATGGGAGGGGACCGTCAGGGTGCACGGCGCCTTGATCGGCATCGCAGTGATGGTCTTGTAGACCAGCTTCTGCTCAGCGTAGAAGAACACCCAGCGAAGCGTCTTGCCCCGCTGGATCGTCATCGGAACGATTGGCGCTGTCATGCTCTACGGCCCCCATGAGCGTTACGGTACGCTCATGGTGCCATCGGCGGCCACGGTGATGCCAGTGCCGTCTTTCACGGCGCCCAGGGTCGAGGCGGTCGCGATGGGCAGGCGTGCCGGGGCGACGGTGCCAGTGAGCTTGGCCGCGTCGATAGTGCCGGTGGAGGAGACGCCGAGGGCGTTGATCGCGTCGACGAGGGCGTTGAGCTTGCGGACGCGGTTCTCGTCGGTTTCGTTGATGCGGAGTTTGGCGAGTGCCATCTGGGTGTCCTCACTGGCCAGTGGGAATTACACGAAGTCCGCGTGAGGGTAGCCCATCCATGGGCTGATAGCAAGAGCCTCGGCGAGAGGGAGGGTGGTCAGCCCTTGCTAGCGGTCTTGGTCTTTCCCTTGGCCGCCCCTTTGCTGGTGCCGGTGCCGGTATCGTCGTCGCTGGTGGGCGCTGGGTTCATGGTCCGCTCGGTCTCCGACAGCTCGACGTCCGCGCTGCCGTCCAGCACCGAACCGCTGACCTCGTCCTGCTTGCGACCGGTGTCCTCTTCGGCCTTGGCCTGCTCCGTCCGGCGGCTGGCGATCGACTTGCCGCCGCGGGCCACGATGGAGCTCGCCTCGGTGGCGGTCTCGTCGGCGATGGCGTCCACGGACTTGATCAGCATCAGGAGTTCTTCGAGCACCAGGCGCTGGCGTTCGTGGGGGAAGGCGCGGCCGATACGATCGAACAGGTCTTCCTTGCGGGGCTCCTGCTCGGGGTTCGGGTTGTTCGCGCTGGGGGTCTGTTCGGGGTCGCCGTGCGAGTTCATGGTGCACCTCGTGGGTGAGTGGTTGGGGGTGACCCTACCACGGACCTGGGTGTCCACGGGTGGTTCATGTGATCGGACCGGCGGTTGTGGGGAGGGGG